ACGGCCTTCACCAAGAAGATCGTCAAGAACATCGATGGTAATGAGGTGCCTGACGGGTACTTCAATCCGAAGGTGTCGGCGACCATGATGAAGTACATGAGCGGAGAGAAGTATGGGTTCGGCATCTTGCCGTGGACCGGGTCTCTCGGACGAGCCCCGGTGGTCGAGCTTGCCCAGTCGTTCCAGTTCCCGAACAGGCGCGACGTAAAGGGTGCCGCAGGTCAGTACGGACAAGAGAGTCTCGACTACTCCGATGACGCGTGCTATGCCGCAGACGTGAACAACGTTGTCGGGGAGACGTTCGAGTGCATGACACAGGGATCCGTGGCAAAGGACCCTGATGGTGGCCCGATCAACTTCATTCCCAACTACGGATCGTACTCGCCGTGGCGTCCGAACGATGTACCCGGTTCGGCAGCCGATAGCTACGGCATCTCGCCAGTATTCACACGACTTCTGAGTGAGTCGGGAATTGCTCCTGCAAACATCCAGACGAATACGGGTGCCGCATTCGCTCCAACGTATCATTCGCTCGGCGTGCTCGTTGGGCCTGTGACGAACATACCCGAGTGGGTGAAGGCTATTACGGTTGTTCGTACCGCTCCCGCTGAGACGGTAATCTGTGAGGGCGTAGGCGTGTACAACATTCGGAGCTTTGGGTTTGGAGGAGTAGCCGGAAAGGATAAGAACTCCCTGGTGTGCAACTTCCCAGACATGGACAAGGGTATCGTTCCGCTGGCTACGCAGAACGACATCATACAGAATCCAGGACTGTACAAGGTAAGGTTCGTGTCGCCGCAAGGGATATACACGGAGCCGTACGCGTTCTCCGGCGAACAGATCACCATCAATGAGCTTGGAGGGCACTCGGACGCACCGAGCAACACGACCGTTCCCTGGCTCCAGCTCAACCTTGTATCGAGTGGGCTGACCGGAACGTCGGCCGCCTGGTGTCTCGACATGATCTCTTACGCCAGGGTAATGCACGACTCTGGTGATGTGAATGTTGGGGATACCGGTGTTCACGGGTTCCAGCCAGCATTCGGAGTTCCAGCGGCAGCGAACCAGACAGGGTATGCCGCATGGAGGAACAACGGAGCTACGTTGAATGGCATACCAACAGATGGGGATGACTACTCATTCTGGCTTCAGGGTGGAAACAACGGTAACACGTTGCTCGACATCGATTCATTCACACCGAGGACGAGCGAACAGCGCGGTCAGTCGTGGGTGCTGAAGACGGCGCAGGATATCTACTACAATAACGGTCAGATCACGGCCAACAGGACAGCGTTCACGGATCCACTGGTAAAGAAGTTCCACCAGCCCGTGTACATGATCCAGCTGATCAAGACGGGTGCCGTAATTCATGACAGCAACACTCAGCCGTACATCAATACCGGCGCAACGGTTCTGATGGATTCGTGCATCGGCATCTATAACGGTGTCGACACGCAGTTCGAGTTGATCGATGAAAGGTGGGAGGACTGCTCCAATTATCTTCCATCCGACTTCAGGTACATCTACATTGTCGAGCCAGGTGGTGCGAAGAAGATCTACGTGGCACTCAACGGGAACGTGTACTTCACCTTCCCAGCCAACCTGACGAACGCGCTGAACAACATAGCCGCCAACGGATTCTGGGTGGCCCCAGACGGAACACAGGTGAACGGATTCTATCAGACGTCGACGACTGGAGACAGCCACTTCGTGAACATTGGAGTGTTCGGATTCCTTCCGGCTGTCGGATCCAGGATCAGTGTCCGGTACGATCCAGATGCCCCGATCCGTGCGTTCGGCGGCGACACCACGATCGCGCCATCGACGTTCGCGCCTATCGACAGGTATACGTCCAGGGATCTCGTGAACATCCTGGACGACGGAAATAAGGGGCTCGCGATCGGTGGACTACCTCTGCCGTACGCTGGGTTCGGCATGAACCCAAACTACTTCATGCCAGAGAACGGATCACAGATCGAGGCGATACCTGTGGCCGACTGGGTGCCGGCGATCCGCCAGTGGGTGATCATGTCTGACTGCGAGACCAGACAGAACCAGGCGTTCGCTGTAACAGAGAACTCGACGACAGAGGCGCTTGACAACGCGCAGACGTTCCCGGCCATCCACTACATCAACAGGTCGTTCCATGTAGACTCGACGTACACGACCGCCGTGCAGTACGGGTGGTACAACAACTACGACAACGACTACCCCGGAGAGGTGGCGATATGGAGGCTCGGCGGACTCAGGTTCATACCGGAGATCAACTACGACTACCCTAAGAAGCAGGACCCGAACTATGTTGGCATCCCGCAGAGCGGATACGTCGAGAGGACCGACTGGTGTACATCGATCGCCGCATCCAACAAGTTCGATCCGTCGCAGCAGGATGTCCCGAACCTGAGGACGTTCACCTTCATCAATGTGAAGGATCTGTCTGAGGAGACCGGAGAGATCAAGGTGATCAAGAGTGGTCGTGGACCAGATGCGAACTACATCTACGCGTGGACGCAGGATGGAGTGTGCAAGATCCCGACCGACAGGTCCGTGATCAGCAACGTGGACGGAACCGTTCTCGGGACACAGGTCGTTGACGGGTACTGGGGCCAGGAGCAGTGGCTCACAAGGAACATCGGGCTTCCTGACGAGATGTGGAGGCTGTGGACGTTCGGGCCCACGCCACCTACATACCAGGACAGCTTCCTGTGGCCCAACCGGGAGGGATTCTTCATCATGACCGGAGACCAGATCAGGGACATAACCAGGAATCGCATCCTGTCGAGGGTGCGCCCGATCCTTTCGGTGTCGTCCATTGGCACCGGATACGATGAAAGGCTGGCGTCGGTGTACGATCCCAAGTACAACGAGGTGCTGTTCTCGATCAACCCCAAGGGTGACTCCGGGCAGTCTAGGACGGTCCTGGTGTACAACGCCCTGAATGGGGAGTGGACGGCCGAGTATACGTACCAGTTCGATGAGTATCTTTGCCACGATAGCAGTCTGCTGGGAATGAGGAACTTGACTACATACACGCTGGACGCCGGAACCACCATAGGTGGTAACCTGGTCACCGGGTACGTGGAGGTTCCGATGACCGACGGATCCGGCGACTACCAGGAGTTCTGTCGCTTCAAGGTGTACGGAGACAAGCCGCACGCCGTGGACATCCTGGACCAGAACGGCATCGTCATGTGCCACATGGACCAGACCAACTACGGGATCAACTGGGTCAAGGACTACAACGGCTGGGAGAACTGGGTGGCCAGGTGTGACTTCAATTACGACGTGAACAACCGACTCGTCCAGGACAACCTGTTCTTCATGAGGATCTACTTCCGTGGAGGAAACAGGACCACGTTCAAGTTCGCTGCCGGTCAACTCAAAAAGATCAAGTGATATGGCATTCTCAGACCTTCTGATGCACTCGCTGCCGGCCGTAGGGCAGATCGCCGGCGGACCTGTTGGTGGTGCCGTCGGTACACTGGCCGCAGGAGTACTCGGGCAGTTCGCGGCTGACGGTCAGCAAAAGGCGGCCGACGCCGCTGTGAACGCCATCCCGATGTACGACCCGAAGCAGCTGTCGTACATGAACGACGTGCAGCGTACCGAGCGTGCGTTCCGTGCAGGCACCGATCCCAATACCACTAACGCTATCAGGCAGGCGGTTCAGGCTGGCGGCCAGGTAGGTGCCAACCTTGTTCGTGCCGGTGGTACGGACGTGTTCAGCAACCTCCTTCGTGGCCAGGCAGCTACGCAGCAGGCGATCGGAAGGTACTCTGCTGCCGCAGGCGCGGAGGCCAACAACGTCATGAACATGCGTGGTCGTCTGGTGGACAACATGGCCGGGAGGGTCTACTCCCAGCAAAGGATGAGGGCCGACGATCTGATGGCTAAGGTTGCCAGGACGCGCCAAGACGCGAACAACAACATGCTCGCAGCGGTCCCACTTCTTCCGCAGGTTGGACTCAAGAAGAGCACTACTCCGTTTCAGGACATCTTCGGGCAGCCGGATGGTGCTCTTGGTGGGTCGTGGCGTTCTGAGGGAACCAATGGAGCGATCCCTTCTTCTCCGACAGAAGCAATACAATACCCAATGATCGACGGATCGGTGCAATCACCCACATCCGGCTACGACATGGGGCAACAAGTGATAATCTGATGGCAACTGGAGGACCAGAGACACCGCTGGCTACTGGCCAGCCTGACATTGAGTCGGCCATCTCTGGTGCGGCGGCAACGTCAGTTGCGCCAACCCCAGAGGTTCCGGCGGCCGTAGATCCGTCCGCTGTTGATGCTGCCAATGCGCAGGCGCAACAGGGTAGTGGCATCAGGCCGACACTCAAGGAGCCCACGATGCCGAACGCCCGTCTCGGCCCTCTGCGTCTCACCCAGGCGGACTTCTACGGGCAGCCGAACCCGGATACGATCCAGACCAGGACTGGCCCAACCACTGTGGCCAGCTTCGGTCAGGTGCCGCTCGCTATCTCCGGTATGCAGCTGGCCGAGATCCAGAAGCAGAGGGCCGAGACGCAGAAGGCCATCAAGGACTTCGACATCAACTCCGGAATCGGTAACGCCCCGAGCCCGTATCAGCGGAACTTCAAGAACCTGGCCATGACCGACATGGATACCTTCCTTCAGAAGGCGATCCAGCTGCACGGTGGCAACAAGGCAGAGGCCGTGAAGGAGCTGATGGACCCGACCAGCGAACTGAACGCTGCATGGCGGAAGAGGTCTACCCAATGGGAGGCCATCGGCCAGCAGGCGCAGTTCAAGTTCAAGCAGGCCAGCGACCTGTTGGATGCGGCCAAGACCGGAAAGATCCAGGTATCCCCGGATGCGATGAAGGTGGCCCAGGAGGCGCTCAATGGTATCGGTGAGTTCGGCGGCCCCAAAGGAGGCGACGTCATGGAGCTGACAGATACGCTGAAGCGCTTCGATCAGATCATGTCCCGCGAGGCGTACATCCAGGACTTCGCAATTCCCGGAATTGAAGCCCACATGGCCGAGAAAGGAATCGCGCCCAAGACCACGCGCAACAAGTACGGCCAGCTGATCACTACCTACGGAAAGGAGAAAGACCTGTCTTTGTTCAGGGAGCAGGCAGCGAAAGACATGGCGTGGCGCGGCATCGGAGAGGGGAACACGATGGAGGAGCGCATCAAGAACAACAAGAAGGCTCTCGATGCTGCTCTTCCGAGCGACCAAGAGGTTCAGATCGCGATCACCAACCCTCACGCACCGTCCAGTTCCTCTTCGTCCGCAGACGTAAGGCCGAAGCCGGCCATCAGCACAGGCATGTCTCCTGCGTCCAGGTACGACCTTGGCAATACAGGATCGGCTGGACAGGGTGTTCCGTCGACGATGGTTCCAACGCTATCCTTCTCAGAGAAGGTCGGCGACAAGATGGTCCCTATGGCCCCTCGTGAGTTTGACGGACCAAGTGGCCAGGTCAAGATACAGGCACCCGAGTTCAAGTACATCAGTGGCCACTGGCGGATCGTTGGACGCGGTACCGGTACCACCAACGAGGCCAGGGACGTTGTTGGCGCAGCACCGACAAGGGGTTCCATCAGTAGCGCTAAGGGCCGGTCGAACGGCTCGACCGAGTACGAGGTTACCAAGCAGCGCGAGGGACGAATGGAGTTCCTCGACTACGAAAAGAACATACCCAGGGTAAAGAGTTACTTTGGCGAGGATTTCGATATCTGGAATGTCGTCAAGGAGAAGGCGCAACAGAAGGGCCAGGCATGGGATCAGGCCGCATTCGATGCGCTTCCTAACGGTACCCGCCAGAAGGTAATGGACTACCTGTTCCAATGAGCACACAGACACCTCCAACATTCGCCGACCTGGTAAAGGCGGCGACATCTTCCGATGCGCCACAGGTTCCGCCTGCCGGCAACCCTGCGTCGTCCGGATCTTTCGATGACCTGGTAAAGGCTGCCACCTCCCCAAAGGAGTCGACCCAGTCTCCCGAGAAAGCTCCGGTAGTCGGGGCGGAGGCTGGGCTTACTGGATCGGGTACGCGGTCGGATCTGCCAGCGCAGCGGCCGCCAGGTATGCCCGAACTTGTGCGGCCGGATATGCCGCAGGCAAGCACGCCCGAGCAAGACGCGGCGCTTGATAACATCGGAGGTCCGCCGCAGGAAGGCCAGCAGATCGGAGGTGTATCGCTTATCCAGCAGCCAAAACGCGGGATGCGAATGACGCTCCCTACGTACACGATAGGCCAAGACCTGAAGGTGCGAGAAGTGCGTAAGCCATCAATGGCCGAGGACTCATTTGTCCGCACACAGCAGCGGGAGAGTGAGCGCGCAAAGGAGGCGATGGCCAAAGAACAGGCGGCGAGTGAATGGCGCAGGCAGCTTGATCCGACCAAGGAGGATGACCCGCAGGTGCGCGATCGCATCATGGGCGAGAAGCAGGCCCTTGATGAGCAGCTATCGCTTGCCAACCAGTATGATCCGGTCGCCCCTGATCAGCGGGGAGTCTTTGCCGGGTATTTTGAGCAGCCACAGCCGCACGATATGGGGGGCTATGTCTTTGACCAGCGGGACGACAAGATCCTGAAGGATTACGTGCAGCACTTGCAAATGCACGGAGATGGCCAATACAAGACCTCGACGACACTCGGTGCATTGCAGGCCGGAAGAGAATCGGCCATCGACCGCTTTGCGGATTACTACAAAGACGCACTTCAGACCCAGACGGATGCGCTCAACGGCCGCGTGACGCGATTGTACCAGATGCGCGAGCGGGGTGCCGACCCACAAATGCTTCAGCAGGAGGCTGCCGACATTGAGGCCGGATACGAGTTCGTGCAGGCGCGCATGGACGACTGGGTGAAGAATGCGCCGAAGAGCGAAGTGCGCAAGGCTATTGAGCAGCGGCAGAAGGAGACGAATGAGGAGTATGACCGCATCAAGGATGACTGGTTCACGCCATTGTATGCCACAAAGAAGGGATTGCATGCGGCGCAGCTTGGATGGAATGAGATGCTCTTCGGGTCGGCGGCAGGCATAGCTCGCGCCTTCGGAGACAAGGAGAACTACGATTGGTCGGATGACGTGTCCGACTACGTGGATCGCGCCACCAAGATGAACGAATCGGCGCTGCCTACCGAATGGCAACAACCGTTTTCGCGAACGGTGAAGAGCCCGATCAGCGGTAAGGAGACGACCAAATACAACATCTTGCCGAGCCTGATTCGTGGCGGCGGCGGCATGGCCGCACTGATGGCTACGGGCAATCTTGCGGCGGCTGGTGGTCGTGCGCTCGGTATGGCACTGGGACGCGGAGTAGTCGGGGCTGCCGGAGGTGGCGCGAACGTAGCGCTATCCGAAGCCACCATGACGGGAGTGGGCCGAGCGTCCGCCCTGGCAGGAGAGCTTCCTGGATATGGACAGAATGCAGGCTTCACCGCAGGCATGTTCTTTCCGGAATACGAGAGCTATGTGCGACAGGCAATGGATGGTGGCGTACCCGAGAAACTCGCCTCGGATGCTGGCCTGTTCTATGCCCTTGGATCCGCGTACATCGAACGCCTGAACCCACAGTTGTATGTAGGCGGAAAAAAGGCATTCCGCACCGCATTTACGCAGGCTATCAGGGATGGGAAAGGTCCGAAGGCCGCGCTCGGTGATGGGCTGCGGCAAATCGGGATACAGGGCGGGAAGGAGGGAACTGAGGAGTTGATGCAAGGTGAGTTGATGCGCAAGACGAACCTTGCCGTGAATATGCTGACGGGGGCGGACCTCGAATCAGCGACCACACTTCGCGAGAAGATGAACGAGTTCGGTACCGGTGCCATCCTCGGCAGCATCGCCGCACTACCCAGCAATGGCGTTGCGCGACAGAAGCGCACGTTGGCGGAGAAGGAATCGCTCGCCTTTGCTGCGGAGTATCCCGAGTTCGCCGCTGAAGTCATCCGCAGGGACGTTCCTGAGGCGCAGCAGAAGGAGTTCCTCGACAAGCTGGAGAAGCTGAATAAGCTGTACGTTGGCAATGGACTGACGGACCTTCCTGTCGATAATGCCGATCGCGTTGCTCAGGCGCTTGCCAAGAAGAAGGATCTACAGGAGCAGATCAAGAAGGCTCCTATCGCTGATGCGCTGCGTTCAGCCAAGGGTGACCCAAGGGAGGTTGAGGTCAACAAGTTGAATGTTGATGTGCTCCGTGAAATGAATGTTCCAGAGGATGACATCGCACTGGTCTTGGCGAGCGAAGGTGTGATAAACCTTCCTGACGGAGCCAAGGTCACAAAGGGTGCTGACGGCAAGCTGACCCTTGACATAAAGGAGCCCAAGGAGGGAGAGCCGGCCGTCAGTAAGGAGGACGTTCTGTCGGGCCTGGTGAAGCAGGTTCATGGTATCGCTGGAGAGAGGACGACTGCTGCCGCCAAAGAAGCCAAGAAAGCTCCTGACAAAGATCCTGACGAAGAGGTAGAGATCGCACCGGTTGGTGACGCCACTGATCTGGATGCCGCGCTAGCATCGGTTACCCCAGGAATGAACAAGGCCCTTGACTCCGAAGTGGAGGCCGCAGCCAAGTCGCTATCCGGGGTTGGCGTCAAGGTTGTTGTGCATGATGACATCAAGTCATTCGCTTCTGCATTCGAGCAGGCCGGCGGATCGAAGTCGGTCGACCACCTGAACCACGAGGGATTCTACGATCGAGGTGGCCGTACTATCCACATCAATCGCACCAATAACAGGTCTGGACTTGCCGCTCACGAGGGTGTTCACGCCCTGTTCATGGGCGCACTGTCGGATGTTGCTAACGGCAGGCAGATCATTGCGGAGGCCGCCAGGCAGGTAATGAACGAGTCGCCAGAAACGAGGTCATCTATTGCCAGGTTCCTTGAGTCGTACGGTGGGGCCATTCGTAAAGAGGATGGATCGATCGATATCGAGGCTACCGTAGCGGACCCGAAACTGGCGCACGAGATATACGCAGAGTTCGTTTCCAGCGTGGCCAATGGTACCATCAAGCTGAACGGTGGACTTCGCACCTGGCTCAAGGACATGTACAACAAGATCATGGCCACGCTCGGTGTGTCCATGAAGTTCGACCCGAAGAGCGACGACGACTACATCAAGCTGGCTGCTGATCTTGCGAGCGCCATGAAGACCGGTCGCGTGATCAGGGCTGCGGAGAATGTTGCGGAGAATACAGCACCGGCACTCAGCGTACGTCGTGCATCAGACCTCGCCCAGCAACTAAACATCGCATCCACCGGGGCCGAGAAGGAGTTCTTCGGGAAGACGTGGCCTGGCTTGCTCAGGCAAGTAGGCAATGTATTCAAGCCTACCAAGGCTGGGTTTGAGGCTGCTGCCGATCTGGCCGTGAAGGACGTTGAAGAGTTCACCAGGGAGAATCCGAAGTACCAGGACTTCTACAACAAGGATTGGGCACTTGCTGTGGCTATGCTCAATGATGCGTTCCCGATAACCAAGGAGCAGCCTGATCTGGTTCTTGCGTTCAGGGCTATGTCCGGACTTACGAGTCCACAGACGTCACTTGGCCAGAATATGGTTGAAGCTGTATCTGCATTCGATCACTGGCTGAATAACGGAAGCTTCGATGCTGTAAAAGTAGTACCAACAGAGAAGGGTAATTTCTCACTCAAGAAATCACCGTTCAGTCTTGGTGGAAAGACAGCAACGAACAAGGCCAGGTCCCTCAAGGGTCTCGGCAAGCTGATAGATGAGAACGGAGTTGGAAAGGCTATTGAGATACTGAAGGAGCCTGTGTCCGCAAAGGAACTCAATGAGTTCAACGGGAGCCTTGGGTACAAGAGCGCTGTCGGAGGCATGAAGGCCGTGAAGAACGTGGTCTTGTCTGCTACTGGGCAGAGCGATAAGGTGCCAAGGATGTTCGTGTTCGGACCAAAGCTCGGTGCCTACACACTGAACTCGCTTGGTGATGGAAGGTTTACGACTATCGACATCTGGGAGAGCAGGTTTATTCGTTCATACTTCCCGAGGATGTTCGCGAGCGCCGGAGGAAAGATCCTTAACAACAGCACTGATAGCGATATCTTTACCGAGTTCATAGAACAATTCGCAAAGGCTTTCAGGGAAAGGAACGGATTTGACCTTGACCCGTCGGCGTATCAAGCGATGCGCTGGTACACTATGATCGACGCTGCCCAGAAGGCAGGGTACACAAAAGCACTCACAGATGGAACAGTCTCAGACTACACAGCAGAGGCCCTCGGAAGGGTTAAAGGACACGTTGTTCCTGGATATGCTGGCCGAGGTGGCTTCGACAGCTATCAAAGCAATGATCCAGAAGCAGAAAACTATGTACCATTCAGTATCCGCCGAGGATCTCCCGGTGGCGACACAGGAGGGAGGGCCGAGCCAGGAAAGAACCTGATACCTAAGGATATCAGGAAAAACCTCACCAGCGATGGCGACGGTAGCTACTTGTTCTACCATTACGGTGAAGACCTGAATGGCGGACGCATCAATCCAAAGTATGCTGGAACCGGGGCTGATAAAGGTACCAGGAACGAAGGAAGGAACAACAATGTATCCATGTACTACACGAAGCCTGACGAGCGGGAGTCGATGGTATCTGGAGATGTTCACGTTGTCAAGGTTCCCGAATACAAGGTGTATCCGTTCAATACCGATCCACTTGGCCTGTACGACAAGGCAGAGAGGATGTTCAGGAAGGACTACGGAGACTACATCGACTTCAGCCCCGTGAAGCAGGCTGACTACATGGGCCCGCTGGCTGCGAAGGCCGGATTCGACATGATGGTGGCCCAGTGGTCAAAGTTCCCGTTGCGCGGTGAGACGACCAAGGCGCTCAAGTGGGATCGCGAAGCTACCGACAAGGCGCGTGATCCAGCGTTGTCCACCGGATCACAGAAGTTCAACGACATCGCCCGCGCACTGATCGCTGCCGGCCACAACACCAAGGCCAAGGCCAAGGCGTATCTGAAATCGAAGGGGCAGGACGGGATCATTGATGCTGTCATCGAAGAGATGGGGCGCATCCTTGAGGCGCAGCGCGAGATCCGCAAACGCAATGCGGCCGACAATAAACTGTCTGGAGAAACGACCACTCCGTTGCAGAAGCAGATCATCGACGACTCTGGACCCGGACAGAACAGGTCTATGATCACTGTCGATGAGCGTATGCTGCTGAAGGACCGCATCAAGCGTGAGGCGCAGCTCGCTGCACAGTCAGCCCGCAAGGCAGCGACGGCCGCTCGCAATGCAGCCGACCTGGCGCAGACGCACACCGATCAAGGGTACAGGCAGGGCCTCGCCGAGGGTCAGCTTGCCGGCGAGATATCGGGCAAGGCTCAGGGTCGCAAGGAGGGTGCCCGTGAGGGAGCGGCAGAGGCCGCCCGTCAGCGTGACCTGTTCGTGAAGAGCGTACGCGCCCATCTATCGGAGCTTGGCACCAAGTTTACGGAGGCCAAGACGAAGGCCATCATGACCAGGGCCGTGTCGGTGAACCCGACAAACAGGAACCAGGTCGAAAGATTCTTGGCCTATCTGGATGCGAAGATCGACGAGGCCAACGAGGCGGCACTCGGCAGCGCCGTGGACAGGATCATCGAGCTGACCAACCCGTCACGGTACAAGCAGACCAACGAGTCTGGCATCCTGAAGGGGAAGATCGATGACCGCGTTCGCAAGCTGCTCGGGGTGATCCACTCGGCAGTCAAGGGAATGACGCTCGAAGAGGTGTCCGACAAGATCGACGCCATCGACGCAGCGCTTTTCTCTCCAGACGCTGATGTGGCCCTTCTGGAGGACCAGCTGGAGGCGTATCGGATCGCCCACGGTGCCCTGTCCGGTGATCCGGAAGGCGTGGCCGGTGCGGAGGAGGCAGTGAAGCAGATCATCGCAGAGGGTCGCAGCAAGTTCCGCGAGGTGCTGGCCGCCAAGCACGAGCGTTACGTGGCCATGAGGCAGGATGCCATCTCGGCCATCACTGGCGACAAGGGTATCAAGTCAGGGTTCGAGGAAGTGAAGCTGGAGGAGAAGAAGCGCAACTTCCTAAATCACATGCTCGACGGGATCGGATCGTACCTCGACATGAACGAGGGACTCCGTACGCTGCTCGACAAGATCGACAAGTCAGCTAGGGGCGGAGATCCTTGGAGCGGCAAGCTGGACCAGTTCTATCGCAAGGTGGCCAACAGCCGCAACACGATGAACACCAGGGCCATCTCCACGCTCGACGAGATGCGTGCGAAGCTGGAGGACATCTACGGCGGGAAGAAGGAGGTTGCTCGCGCCGTGAACGAGAACTCAAAAGTGAAGTCTCTCGGGAACTTCACCGACCTGAATGGCAACAACGTGGAGATGCTGCTGTCACAGAACAGGGCATACTACCTGTACAACCTGATGAAGAGCCCGGAGAACGAGGCTACATTCAGGGAGATGGGATTCACGGACGAGATGAAGAACGCCGTCGTTGACTTCATGACACCGGAAGTGAAAGAGTGGGCCGACTGGCAGACCGACGTGTTCTACAAGAACATGTACAATGATGTCAATGAGGTGTACAAGGGACTCAACTACATTGATCTACCGAAGAACAAGTACTTCACGCCTATCAGGCGCGTTGGCGTTGATGACTCTGCACCTGTTGAGGTGGGAAAGTTCCAGCGCAGCGCTGCCGGTGTAGTGAACGGATCACTGAAAGAGAGGACCGGATCCACGAAGCCGTTCGATCTGACGACGGATGGAGACAGCGTACTGTACCAGTACGTCGCTGCGATGAATCACTACATCGCATTCGCTGAGACTGTGCGCGATCTTAACGCAACGTTCGGATCATCTGATGTGCGCAAGGCTATCTCGCAGAACGCCAACTCCAAGGATAACGATATAATCTCAGGGTTCATTGACGCGCTTGCGAATGACGGAAGGAATAGGGCGCTGTCGATAGGATTCTGGCAGAAGATACGCGGACTGCACGCAACAGCAAAGCTGTCACTGAACATGGTGGTCGCACTGAAGCAGCTGTCAGCGATGCCGGCGTACATGACCGATCTGTCGCCGAAGGACTTCGCTGTCGGCCTGATGGACTTCATGCGCCACCCGATCGAGGCGTCCAATATCCTGATGGAGAGTTCGTACATCCAGGAGCGATACAAGAGCGGGTTCGATCGCGACATGGCCATAGCTATGGCTCGCGACTACCAGAAGGCGTTCTCTGGAAAGAGCACCCTGATGGACAAGCTGATGTTCAACGTGCGCTGGGGCGACAAGGCCGCAGTGTTCTCCGGCGGATGGGCGGTGTACAAGTACCATCACGATAAGGAGATCAAGGCTGGAAAGAGTGAGGCAGAGGCCAAGCGCATAGGTCTGTCCGAAATGGACGAGGCCACCAAGATGTCGCAGCAGTCTACCGGCACCGAGGACTTGAGCGCATTTCAGAGGGCTGGAGAGGCATTCAAGTGGTTCACGATGTACAAGACGAACCCTATGGCTTTCTTCCGCCAAGAGCGCAAGGGCGTCAGGGATATGGTTCGCGGTCTCAAGTCCGGTGACAAGACGCTGGCCGGAGATGGGTTCCGAAGGTTTATCGTGTACCACTTCGTACTCCCGGCCGTATTCCAGTTCGTGGTCAATGCACTTCCAGGCGTACTTACGTCTTCGGACGATGACGACGACAAGGATATGCTCAGGGCCCTAGCTCTTGGATCCATGAATGGATTGTTCATAATGGGAGACTTCATGGAATGGATAGGCGATCGACTAACTGGTAAGCCGTGGGCTACCCACAAGGGGTCGCAGGCGGTGGAGGTTCCTATCTTCAAGTCCATGTCAGACATGATAGCGTCCATAGGCGATGTCATTGAGAGTTGGAAGAATGACGACGATGAATTGACCAAGAACATCATGGAGACGCTTCTTGAGGCTGGCGATGCGTCAGGCATACCAGCCAAGAGGGCGGCCAAGATGATGGAGAATGGAAGGTTCACGATGGAGTACTGGGACCAGTTGACGCCTGGCGAGCGTGCGGCCCTGATTTCGGGGTACGATCCACGGGAGATGGGCGACGGATACGGAGGACACCTGCAAAACCCTGAGAATCAGTAACTTCGCACCCACATGTTCGCCCTCAACGTATCCCTCTGCGGATCCTGTAACCAGCTATCGTTCGAGGATTCGACCGGGCTCTTCTCCATTGACAACTCTGGAGGCTACAACTCCGGGGACGCCGACACCCCGCAGTCGCCCAGCGACTTCGACACGTATGTGCTGACCATCTGGAAGCCTGGTGCCGACCTGGATGGGCCACCGACATACACTCTGGACCTACTGGCCAACGTGCCGAACCCGGACTCTGACTACCACTTCACCTGGACCATTACGGCGTCTGCCCTGGGGATCGATCCGATCGTGTCCGGCATCTGGAACGCCCACGTTGAGGCGGCCTACGATCAGGTGACCTATACGGCCGACTACGCCGGCTTGATCGACAGCGATATCCTGGACAAGCTGGACGTGGAGATCATGCGTGCCGGTCCCGTTCGTGGCCACCTGACCAAGTGCCAGATCAAGCTCATGAACCTCAAGTCCCTCCTGTGCGCAGCGCACTCCGCTGCTGGCTGCAACAAAGCCGACATCGCTCAGGAGATCATCAATTACCTGTATCAAAACTTCCGTCGCTGCTGCGGCTGGCCGAGGGCCGGTAACAACTGTGCATCTGCGCCGTGTGGATGCGGTAGTCGCGCGCTCCCCGCTGGCCGTCCCCGTCGCAACGGATCGGTGTGGTATTCTGGTATCGGAGCACCGTCTGCTTCCCTCGGCTCTACCAGCGACTGGTACGTCGACACCGAGCACAACGCCGACACGCCCGTTGGGTTCGACACCTTCTACCAGAAGGTGGCCGGCGTGTGGACGCTCAAGTTCGTCATCGAAGACGGTGCCCCAGGTAATGATGGACCTGCCGGGGCTGATGGCGCTCCTGGGTTCACTACTCTCCTGGCCAGCTCACTAAATCCGGCTATCGGGTTTACGCAGCCAGCAGCTGATGGATTCAGCTATACACTCGCCAACGTAGCTGACAATAGCTGGATCGCCATCGGTGCCCCGCTATTCATTGGTAACGGCGGCCAGTACATCGTGGTCGGGAAGGCCGGTGCCAACCAGATCTCGATCGTCAACCTCCAGAACACCGCCATCATCGGATCGTATCCAGGAAACGTTCCTCCCGGAAGTACGGTCCCTATCGGAGCTATCGTGGCCGCAAGTGGATTCCAGGGCCCAGCTGGTCCAGGATCTTCCTTCAGCGGAGCCTACTCCGATCTGACCGGAATCCCGTCCAGCTTCAACCCGTCCGCTCACGCTCCAACGCACACCGCAGGAGGCAGCGATCAGATCACCGTTGTCGAGTCGATGATGTCCCTGTCGGACAACACGCTCAACAACGCAAGCACGACCAAGCATGGCTTCCTTCCGAAGCTGTCCGGCAATGCAGCGCAGGCGCTTCTCGGTAACGGAACCTGGGGCGCGAGCGCAGGGTATACGGACGAGCAGGCGCAGGACGCTGTCGGAAACAACATGTTGGACACCAGCACGGTGGATGCTGTGTATACCGACGGTGCTCCATCGAACCAGTTCAGCTGGAACGTGAAGCCTGCCGGGATCGCGCTCGACACCCTGGGCAGTCCGACCGACAACACGAACCTGAACGCGACCACCACGTACCACGGCCTCCTGCCCAAGCTGAATGGATCCACCGGTCAGTATCTGCGCGGCGACGGTACATGGGGTACCCCGGCCGGCAGCGGGTCGGTGACCAACTACCCGGACCTGGCTGACGTGGAGGCGATCGCCACTGCGTACAATGAGACGATCCAGGTGAACGGAGATGGCACCGGACTGGTGAACCGCTTGGTCAGCAACCCGACGATCGATCTCGGTGCGATGTTCAACATCCGCCCGAAGACGTACGCCAACATGAACAACATCGATCAGTGTGGCCCGGACCTGGGCATGGTGATCGCCGACTTCATCGACCTGTTCCCGAACTACTACGACGTGCTCAGTGTTGAGCTTGGGTGGTCCGATGCGGACATCCTCAGGCTGACCTACTTCACGGCCGCCTTCAATGAGATCGGATTCCTCGCATGGAACGGCGGATCCGGCTACGCGTACACGCGCTACAAGATCGCCCTCCCCGCTGGCAAGCTCTGGTACAACTCCGAGCTTCGCATGGGGCAGAACATCGTAGAGGGACAGGGTTCCTTCTACTACGGCGGATACGGCAACACGGAGGTGGCCTGCACGCACACCGACTGGAAGAGCCTGTACGGATCACAGAACGACGGCACATACCTCGGATTCTGCCCGTGGACCTACGCCGGTGAAGAGGGCGCATCGATCGATCCGGTGGCCACACTCGGTGGATCCAGCTGGTGCCACAGCACCATGATCAAGGATCTCTGCATGTCTGGCACATGCACCGACTTCAACGACTACCGCTATCGCGAGGCCGGGTTCAACTATTGGGGTCCTGGTGAGAACTCCGGTGCGGAGAACTGCCTGTTCGTACACTTCAATGACTCGGGCATCGTAGTCAGGGCCCAGTGCGCCTATGCGTACGCCAACCACTGCTCCTTCTTCTCGAACGGGGTCAGCGGCTACGGCATCGGTGGTATCTCTCGCGCTACGTTGAGTCTTAGCGCTTCGGGTGACCTGAACCCGTTCATGTACTACACCTATCGTTGCGGAGAGACGAACACGGCACCCAACGCAAGGGCTGCCGTCACTGCGACGACAGCGAACTTCATTCAGCCGGCCGTATCCGGAACGGTGGCAGTTGCCGTAGCGGATACTGGAACCCTGCGTATCGGGCAGCCGTTCTATGTGACCGGTGGAGGATACTATGAGATCACCAACATCGTTGGACTCACGCTGACGCTGGAGAACACTGGTGACTACCAGAACGCAGCTCCTGGTGCATCGATCCTGTCCGGAGCAGTGTGCAACTTCCCATACTGGCCCAACACGTTGTCCGGAAACCCTGGTGGGAACATCACGGTCCCATACCTGAAGCTGGAGTCGTTCGCCTGCGGCACCCTGATCGGAACGTACAGCCCATGCCCGAATGGCGCAGAGGGCAAGGGTCAGATGCTGGCCCGCCTGACCGGTCGATTCCACTTCGCTGTACTTGGCGGAACAGCCACGTCGGAGGGCGGAAAGTGCGACAGCCTGATCCGCGTGGAGAACGATGGCGATACCGGCGGAACGATCCCACTGTCGAACTCGTCCGTGTACGTGGCCAACCTCGGCTCCATCAGCTGGGCCCACTGGCTGCACGACGTGAAGAACGACACCAAGTACGTGGCCAACGTGGTCGACGACGACACCCACGGAAGCGGGATCATGTGGACCTATGGGTATCCGTCAGCTCCTGCTGACGCGTTCGACCCACTGAAGGTTGGCGTTACGCTATCGACCATCACCGCCACCTACAAGGGCATCCAGCCGTTCATCAACGACGCCGATCCTATCGTGTGGAACCAGTCTACTGGTCCATCTGCCGGAGATGGATGGGACGCTGTAACCGGAATCCTGAACTGACCATGAGCATCAACAACAAGATCCCAGGAAAGCAAGACTTCATCCGTGCCGGCATCAGCTGGGACCGGGTGGAGCTTGCACGTAAGGCGGTAGCCGAGTCCGAGGCGAAGCTCGCCGAAGTGAGGGCCGACGACAAGCTGTCCAAGGAAGAGAAGACGGCCAAGATCAAGGCCATCAAAGACGCCCACACCGAGTACATCCTTTCGATCCGGAACAAGTGAGCATCGTTATCCCCGACAACGCGATCCTTTCCCGCAGGATCAACTACTCCTGCTGTGTAGCCGACCTGGCGCACCAGTTCATCGTGGCCGACCGCTACGGTGAGGCGTGCGCAGAGGAGCTTCTTTACAAGATGGAGTGGATGCAGAACGCGCTCGGGGTAATGAACCGCACGCCAACGTCCACGGAGGAAGGGTGCGTGACGCACGCATACGCGTGCAAGATCATGCAGTGGGCCGACCCAATGTGCGGACACTGCGAATGCTGCCCTCCGTTCTACCAGCAGGACCCGTGCGCCACACTGCCGTTCATGCAGGTAGCCTCGGCCGAGGACGCCGGACAGCAGAACGCGCTGGTCGGCAACACCGGTATGCAGTACCTGATCGTGAGCAACAGCCCTCCCGCCGGAAACGAATGGGCCTCTCATGTTGGCGACATCGCAACGACCAACGGTACCACCTGGTCCTATGTGACGCCTCCGGCCGGATCATTGATCCTGTCGATCAACGGTTCAAGCTACTGGATCACCTACTCCGGCGGTGCAGGTACCCAGTACCCTGTCGTTGATGGACAGCTCGCCGGTGCATCCATCTTCCTGTCGTCCGTATTCCCGCAAGTGAACGCTATCGCTGCCAGGAACGTAGTCGTACAGGTCAGCAATAACAGCACTGACTGGGTCACCGTATTCGTAGGATCCGAGTCTGCCCTATCTACGATCCTGATCGTGGACGCCATCGTACTGGATGCCACGTACATCAGGTCGTACTACTACGTCAACGAGTGCCAGTATGGCCCATCGAACGGAACCGTTCAGCCTGACGCGTGCGCCGTTGCCCGCACCATCGCCTACGGGGCCGACGCGTCCGAACAGGGAACACTGCCGAACACGCTGGGCATCGAATACCTGATCATCTCGGATGAGACAGGTGCCGGAAACGCCTGGGCTTCACAGGTGGGTGACATCGCTACCGGTGACGGCGTCGGCGGGTGGACATACACTACGCCGGCCGATCTGTCCACCAGCCGTACTACCACGGACTTCTTCGGAGGATCGAACGTCATCTGGATCACATCTGGTGGCGGAACCATCACCCCGTACTTCCCGCCATTGTTGGCCAATGTTCTCTGGAACACGGCCACGATCACGACGGACTGGACCCCGAGCGGACACGACATCATCACTCGTCCGGTAACGATCGAGCAGAGCAATGACGGCGGAACAACGTGGACGACCGCGTTGGACCAGAGTCGGACCTTGGGGACTCGCTCGACATCACGATCATCCCAGGCGTGGATCCGCTGATGCGTGTATTGTACGGTGGCCTCTGCCCAGGACAGTCCACTGTGATGGTGTCCGTGGTACCGGCAAGGTCGCTCAGGATATCGTCAGGTGCCCAGATGTCGTACGGTTCCCCTACCGTCGGGTTGATAGTCCCGGTGCGTCAGCAGACATTCACGTTCGGAACGTACATGAAGGCAGCTGGCGCTCTTGATGTGAACGCGTTCTACTTCGACTACACCGTGAGCCGAAGCAATGGATACGTATCCGTTCGTGCCGCCCCCGGCCCCCCGGCATCCCCTCCGGCGCTTCCCGAAAACTATCAGCCGATCATCATTTCACTGATCAAGGATAGTACCGATCCTCGCTGGCTTGGTAACCACAACATCATACTGAGCTGTTCTTGCCGTAGCAATGTGCAGCCACTTGACTACGACGTATACAGCAGGGCGTACGAGATACCTGGATTGCGTGCGCTTTTGGAGGATGGAAACTGGCACAGCATTGATATCGTCAGGTCCACGGTCACTGTGAACAGCTTCGACTTCGCCGACTGGAAGGTTTACGTTGACGGGTCTCCAGTCGTGTTGAACGAGATCTACACGGTAGGGTCTGTCGACCTTCTGGTAGGATATACTAATGTTGCCGGAAACTTCGCCCCTAAACTCACGGCAGATGGACTCACCGGTGGACGCGATCTCCTATGGAAGAACACCTATTGGTGTACCGGTGCCTTGACACAGTCGCAGATCACCAACGTGGCCAGGACCGGATCTTGGAGCGGAGCGATAGTTGGCCTTCAGGCCATGTTCGGGTACGATCTTCCGGCAACATGCAGCTGGCCGCCCACGCTGCCGTACATGGGAGAGCGGTACAACCCGGCCATACCGAACGATCCGGCCGGAGGCGGCCTGATTCCAGGAGGAATGACCCTGGTTCGATCTGGCCCGACCGGTAACGGGGAGTTCGTGAACGATGTTCCGTCAACCCTCCTGTTCCCGTAGAACATGTACAACCGGATGACAATCAGTACCTTCGCATAATGGAAGTCACCGTAAGCACAGGCTACCTGACCGTCGATCAGAACCCAGGGGTGACAGCTCCTGTCGTGCTGAACGGGGGCACCATCATAAGGTTCACTCCGGTCAACAGCAAGAAGTTCGGGGTCAGCCTTTCCGGGTACACATCAGTTGACGACTGGGAGATCGTGATATCCCCCAACGATCTGGCCATCGACAAGATCCGCCTCGGGGACGTGACGAACCAGGCTGGATGGACCAATGACCTTGCCGGCGCACAGCAGGCTGCCGCAGACCTTTCAGTAGCACTTCAATGACATGGAAGTAGTAGTAACGACAGGCCAGGTAGCCATCTACGAGGACACGGTAGCGACCAGCGCACCGGTGATCCTGAACGGGAAGTGCATCATCCGCATCGAGTCGATCGACGGGAACAAGTACCAGAACGGTGCGTCCGTTTCCGATCCAGCGCTTCCGTACGACGGAGCGCCGTATACCAGCAACCCGCAATGGGTCATCGTGCTCGTGCAGAACGATCGCGCCATCGAGAAGCTGGAGATGGGCAAGATTACCAACCACCTGGGCGACTGGACCAACGACCTGGCTGGCACCATTCAGGCAGCCACTGATCTCTCTGTCGCGTTCCAGTCCCCTGGAGGAGGTGGTGGCGGCATCGATACAATAGACGGTGGAACCACTGGATACTCATTCTCGGCTGGTCCAAACAGCGTTATGACCGGGTCTCCGGTCGTACCAATACCGTACGGACGAACGATATTCGTTGACAACGAATTAGGGTCTGATACCACTGGGACGCCATACCGATTCGACCTGCCTTATGCTACATTCGCAGCCGCCATCGAGGACGCCTCAAATGGTGACACTGTCGTTCTGCGCCCATCATGCTCGGACACGATAGCTGACTCTGTTTCGTCTCCAGGAAGCCTCCATATCGTTATAGAACCAGGGATACATAACAGCTCCATCATCGTGGCTATCACAGAGAGTGCTACCACGTGGAGCATATACGGTCCAGGTTGTACGATAAACACTGTGACCATCAATGGAGGTTCGAGACTGATAATGACCGTCAGGGGCACGAGCAATGTTACTATCCTGGGCTCGTCTATACTTGATCTATACGGAAACGTGGATGGGTACGTTGTCGTATCTGGAACGGTAACCCTGAACAATGGAGTAGCCGGTTCGGCTATCCAAATAAATGACGGGTCTACCACTACTTTGACCAACTACCACGCAGCGGGTGGCATCGACTGCCCCGGCATAGGCGTTAACGTAGATGCTCGTTCATCCAGTACCACAGCCATCACTGGACCTGTCTCTATCAATGGCGACATGTTCACCATAGCATCAGGTGGGGCTGGCTCTGTGGCCACGCAGTCGGCTGACGGAAGTTGGACTTGGGTATAATTACAGCACCATCTATCGCAACATGAGCGTACGACGCATTGAACAGGTCATGATGCAGGTGTTTTCCTTTGGGGACAACACTGTATCCAAGGTGATCACTGTGATCCTGTCGGCGGCAGCTGGATTCATCGCCCCCATCTGGCCTTTCCTGGCCCTGTCGTTCGTGCTTTCCGGATTCGACCTGTACACTGGTTGGCGCAAGAGTAAGAAGCTGACCGGATCATCAGTAACATCCAAGGGGCTCGGAGGAACAGTAGAGAAGATTGTCCTGTACAGTCTGGCCATCCTGCTGGCCGAGGGCGTGCGAGTGGTGTTCGGCCTGGATGACATTTGGGGTCTCAATAAGATGACCTACGTGGTGGCTGGACTGATCGCGTGGCGTGAGCTTCTGAGTTGTTTTGAGAACATCTCCATAGTGATAGGTTGGGACCTTGTCGGTGAGTTCAAGGAGGCTATAAGGAATGGCGTGGCATCCATCTTCAGGAGCAAGTCTTAGCGAACTCTTTGTGTAGCCTTTTGGCTGCATCAACGTATGCCTCATGAGCCTTTTGTGGATCGTCAAACACGCCCAGGTAGTAGTGCTTTTTGTTGGCTCCTATCTGGGCGACCCATTTGTTGCACTCCTTACTCCACGACACCCCTTTGAATCCGCTCTTGTTCCTGGAGTCCATGCTTCGATTCATGTTGTTTTGACTCCTAGTAGCGAGCCTGAGATTGGACAGGGAGTTATTCCAGGGGTTATTGTCGATGTGATCAATGACCATTCCTTTGGGGATCACCCTCCCCAGCATGGACCAGATGACATGATGCGCCGCCATCCTTTTGTAGTCAACACATACGGTTACCTGAAGGGCGGATCCATCTGGTTTTGTGCTTTTGCTTCCGGCCACCTTTCCGAGGTCGCGAACAAGGAACGTGTTGTAAGCCTGATTGCTTCCAAAGGACTCTCTTGGGCGCATCTTGAACGTAAGGTCCCCAGAGATGGGATCATAGTTGAATCGGTCAGAAAGGTTGGTGGTCATGCTTGTTTGTAATTGCAATATGCAAACATACGACAAAGTCTTGACGCCACCCCAGCAAGAAGGCTTGATTTGCATGTTCCGGAAATCGTTGTACATTCGCCGCCGTGGAGCGTAGGTCTGTCTACCATCCCGAGGGGAGAAAGTCTTCGTCAGCCCTGTCGGTAGGTCTTCGGCAGTACCACCACATCGAGCCCGCTCCCATTCCAACGAAACCACCCACACATGGCAGGAAAGCAAAGCGTTGCAGGGCAGATCGTAGAGCAGTATTGCAAGGACTTCCCGAAGATCAACAACGGAAGGCTGGCAAGAAAGATCGCAGAGGAACACCCACAGCTGGGGACCAGTGAGAAGATCCGATGGCAGGTAAGGTTCTACCGTCTCCAGGCCGGGAAGACGCACCGCGACACCAGGAAGAAGAACGGTCACGCTCACATGGAGAAGGAGTCCGCTTCGAGCAATGTGTACGAGCTTCCTGAGCCACGCATCATTGAGCGGGTCCCGTTCAAGATGCCAAGCTCGATCCGCAAGCTGCTTGTGTTCTCGGACATCCACGTACCGTACCACGACATGGACGTGGTCAAGCGTGGCATCGAGTTCGGCAAGAGCGAGGGGTGCGATGGGATTCTGCTGAACGGCGACACAATGGATATGTGTGGGCCATCGTCGCATGATCCGGATCCACGCAGCCTGGACCTTCCGTCCGAGCTGGAGGATGGACGCCAGTTCCTCAGGCACCTGAGGAATAAGTTCCCTAACATCCCCATCTACTTCAAGGACGGGAATCACGAGAATAGGCTGGAGCGATATCTGATCAAGCAGGCACCCGTCCTGCTTGGCGTGGATGATTTCGAGCTGCGCAGCCTGCTCCGCATGGGCGAAGTGGGCATCCAGTGGATCGGCGACAAGCGCCTGTTCCTGGCCGGCAAGCTGGTCATCATACATGGCCACGAGTACAAGGGCGCGGGTGGTGTCAATCCGGCCAGGTGGCTCTCGCTGCGCACGTCCGGATCGATCATGTGTGGTCACTTCCACCGAAGCTCCTCGCACTTCTCCAAGTCCATCATGGACGAGATCTCTGGTGCCTGGTCTACCGGATGCATGTGCCACATGAGTCCCGACTACTCACCGTACAACCAGTGGAACCACGGGTTCGCGATGGTCCACGTCAACAAGGACAAGACCTTCGAGGTTGAGAACAAGATGATGATCGGTGGCAAGGTACGATGATCGAGAAGCTGCTGGAGATGGCCGTCGAGTTCGCCGAGAGGCTGACGCCTGTGTACTTCGTCAAGGAGTACCAGCGAGGGGTCATGTTCCGTGGCGGCAGGTTTAAGGGAGAGATCACGCCAGGCACCCACTTCAAGTGGCCGATATTCGATGACATCGAAGTGTTCCTGGTGGCCACTACAACGATGGCTCTTCCAGCGCAGAGCGTCACCACCCGTGACGGCCGCAATGTAGTGATCAAGTCCAGGATCAAGTACAGGGTAAGCAACGTCAAGGTGTTCGGTGTCGAGGTGGCCGACGCGCTCGATGCACTCAGCGACATGGTGTGCGGGATCCAGTTCGACCTGATCCGATCGATGACATGGGAGGAGTCGTGCCTGGCCAACCTGGACGAGGTGATCACAGCCGACGCCAAGAAGGAGGCCAAGAAGTGGGGCATCACCATCGAGAAGGTGACCGTGACCGACTACTCCGAGATGCGATCGATACGCCTGTTCAACGAGGGCGGCAAGGTGACCGACTAACGATTCGTCACAAAGTACTTGACGTATCAGGAATCTCTCTTACATTTGGGGCGTCATTGTCAATGGGGGTTGGGTTTTGATGGAGGCCGTGTAGCTCAGTTGGTAGAGCAGCCCCGACCGGGGTTGGTCGCAGGTTCGAGTCCTGCCACGGGTTCAGGGAGTTCTTTTCTTCATGGTAGCAAAGGCGGGGTGATCACCGCCGAACTGGTAGTCGGAAGGCCGCAAGCCGGAGACGTTGTACCACATACGGCCTGTTATAGGACTTGGGGCCGTGCCGGACGGGTAGCTCAGATGGTAGAGCAGCCGCCTGAAAAGCGGTGGCCGGTCGTTCGAGTCGACCCCTGTCCACTATATGGCGGCGTAGCTAACCGCAAAGCTGGCAGATGTTGGGATGAACGCATATACTCCCGGCCCACGTTCAGAGATGCCACACAGCGCTGCTTTATTGACTCGGGCGCGAAATTGGACAGTAGCACAGCGGTAGTGCAGCTCCCTGTTAAGGAGCAGGTCGGTGGTTCGATCCCATCCTGTTCAGCAAACAAGCGTGTGCCCTGGCAAGGGTTTTGCTCCACGCCCGAAGTCACACACCCTTCAAGTGTGGCCTATGTTTATGGGTGACGCGCCGGAGAGACGGCACCATTAGTAGCCAATGGTCCTGACGGGTAAAGCCGTGGGTAAAGCTACCATCCCGTGGGTGGAAACACGTGCAATGTGAACCGGCACATGACAGTGTATAAAACAACGGTGACTTGGTGCTTCAGAGAAAGTACCGCCTGCGCGGATGGTGTAATTGGTAGCATGTCAGCCTTCCAAGCTGAGGGTGCGGGTTCAAGTCCCGCTCTGCGCTCATGGTGCGAATCGTATCCCATACCAGGATCAAGAAGCTCAGTGGCAAGGGCTACTGGATATCGAAGATCTGTGTGCTCGATGAGCGCGGAAACACCGTGTTCGATTGCTACGCCCTGGAGGATGCGGCTGAGTGCCCTCCGGTAGGTACATGGGAGCTTGTCCTGGAGTACTCGCCCAAGTTCGGCAGGAAGCTGTACGAGATGAAGGGGATACCTGGCAGGGCCGAGATCAAGTACCACGTCGGAAACACCTTGGCCGACACCGACGGGTGCCCGCTACTCGGAGCCAACTACATCGGCAACACTGTCAATGGATCACGCCTAGCGCTTGATCGATTCATGAGGGCCATGCGTGGCGTCGACTGCACGACGGTCACCATATCGATCCAATAGTCGTACCTTCGCACTCGTGTTCATGTGTGGTCAAGGCTCCAGGTCTGAAAGGATCTGGAGTTCTTGTTTATGTGGGCACCAATGCCTATGTTTGACACCCCTATGAGGATCCTGTTCGCTGCCCTGATGCTCGTATCCTTGTTGGTACGCGGGCAATCCACATGCTCGACGGCAGCTCAGTTCTCGTACGGATGCGAGAACTTCCCACCACTGTATCCGGTTCAGGTGACCAGGTGCTACACCTTCCAGACGGGAGGATCGTCGGCCTACTACAACTTCTTGGTCACGGCCAACTGCTCCAACGACGTCATCTATTCCTTGTACAACCAAGAGTGCGATGTGCTGATCGACCAGAACATCTCCGGCGTCTTCAGCCTGATTCCGAATCAGGTGTACGTCGTGTGTGTGGACGTGGCCTGTACCAGCTCGGGCGGTATCAGGGCCATCTGTCCGTACGAGGAGTTCACTCTTCCGATCGAGCTGCTCCGCTTCGATGCGCGTGCTGCGCAGGACGGTGTATCGGTGTCGTGGTCCACGGCCACCGAGCAGAACTCCTGGTACTTCACCCTGTCCAGGTCCAATGACACGGAGCATTGGAGCCAAGAGGCCCAGATCCAGGCGGCCGGCAACAGCCAGAACACCATCAGGTACCAGTTCGTTGACCATGAGCCCGCACTCGGCATCAGCTACTACAAGCTGGAGAGCGTTGACATCGACGGCAGCGCCCGCTTCATCGGCGTGGCCTCGGCCATCATGGTGTCGGGTGGAATTACATCATCCATTGATCCATACGACCTGATCGGTCGCCAAGTGAAATGAAGAACGACCTATTCCCAATGCCCAAGTGGTTCTTTCCGATACTCGTCACTGCGCTCATTGTGGTGCTGTCCGGGCTTCTCACTTCCTGCTCCCCAGAGAAGAAGCTGAACAGGCTTCTGATGAAGTACCCCGAGCTGCGCACCACCGACACGATCCATGACACCGTCGAGGCGATCGTGTCGTACGTACACACGGACACCGTATTCAAGCCGACCACGGGTGACACCGTTCGCCTGAGCGATGGCCGCCTGCGCGTGAAGTACGTGCGGATGCCGGGTGACACCGTATACCTGGCCGGAGAGTGCCTGGCTGACACCGTGCGCGTTCCGGTGGAGACCATCGTCGAACGCGTGGCCCCCAAGGAGTTCGTAGACCGGACCCCCTGGTGGATCTGGCTGATCATCGCTGTGCTCGCCGCATTGGTAGCGCTGCCAAGGGTAACACAATCGATCGCTATCCTGAGGAAGTGAGAGGATACGTAGCGCGGATACAGTACACGGTATCCGAACGGATGGGCGAGTTCCCTCCACTGGACAAACAAGAACCATACACATACGAACATGGCAAGACCAAGGCAGGAGGCATCGACATCACAGTCGAGCCGGGAGAAGATGGACAGGAGCATGACGCTCGTGTTCAGGAACGGAGCGAGGCATGTAGTCCACCCGACCAAGGCGTTCGAGGGTGACTGGAGGGGCCTGGCCGACTACATCGCCGGTGGCGAGCCGTACCAGATCGAGCGCCAAGTGAAACACGAAACACCTGAACCGAAGCAATGAGCACACAGATGGAGTTCCCTGGAGAGGGGCAATTCAAGGCCGAAATTCCCAAGGACTTCGACCCCAAGCAGATGATCGCTGACGCGGTCGATAAGCTGGAGGAGGAGATCCAACTCCCAAGGTCATTCCCAGGGATCCTGATGGTGGACCACAAGTTCACCGATGACCCGGCCGTCAAGTACGAGCGTGCTCACGAGAAGAGGCGACTGAAGGCGTACCTCAAGGGACACCAGCGGTTCCAGCACGGGTGGCAGCCGGCCTATCCGATCGGCCGCAGGCCCATCATGTTCCCCATGTACGAGGGACCCAAGAACGACAAACCAACACAAGCAAAAGCATGAGAGAGCTGACCATTGGAGAGAAGCGGGTTCGCATTGAGTTCAACCCGAGCAACCAGGATAATGTCTTCCGGGTGAAGACCAAGATCGCAGAGCTGATCAATGAAGCAGAGGCCATCAAGGCTACGGTAACTGATCCTGAGGCAAAGCGTCTCGCAGCTCTCGCCTCCACTGATCTTGAGAACGCGGCCATGTGGCTGGTGAAAGCACTTACGGCATGAGCAACGGAAGGATCATCGCCATCGATTTCGATGGCACATGCGTAACGCATGAGTACCCGAAGGTCGGAAAGGACATCGGCGCTGTGCCCGTCCTGAAGGCGCTGGTAGAGGCTGGACATGCCCTGATCCTGTACACGATGCGATCAGGTCAGACGCTCAATGATGCAGCCGACTGGTTCCGAAGGAACGGGATAGGGCTGACGGCCGTAAACGTGAACCCGTTCCAGTCTACCTGGTCCAGCTCGCCCAAGGTGTACGCTCAGTTGTACATCGATGACGCAGGGTTCGGGGCACCACTGGTGCTTCCGGATGGAGAACAGCGTCCGCACATTGATTGGGCGTTGGCTGAGAACTGGCTACGCCTGGCCGGGTACCTTCCCCAAGTCAAGGAAGCCAAGCAAGAAGAACAAACCACCGAAGTATGATGAAGAAACTGTTACTGATCCTGTCACTGCTGGTCACCTCACTGTGCCCCGCCCAATACCCGGCGCAGACCGCGTCGGTACCCATCTCTGCGGTGGCCAACGTGAGTCCCGCCAAGATCACGTTGACGTGGACCGCGTTCTCCGGGACGACCGGGTTCACCCTGTACCGCAAGACCAAGGCGCAGACCACCTGGACCCAGATCGCTACCCCGGCCAGCAATGCCACTACGTATGAGGACGCCACCGCAGTGGTCGGCACCTATTACGAGTACAAGCTGGTACGAACGGCGTCGGCCGGTACGGGTTACGGTTACATCGCCGCCGGGATCACGCTTCCTGTGGTCGACAGCCGTGGCAAGATGGTTCTCCTGGTGGCCGACAACATGACCACGCCGTTGGCAACTCCGCTATCGCAGCTTGTCGCTGACCTTCGCGGTGACGGATGGGTGGTACTGAGGCACGACGTCAGCACGAGCGCGTCACCAACCACGATCAAGGCCGTGATCCAGTCCGACTACAACGCGGATCCAACGAACGTGAAGGCGGTGTTCATCTTCGGGCACGTCCCGGTACCCTACTCCGGCAACATCAACCCGGACGGGCACGGCAACCACCAGGGCGCTTGGCCCTGCGACGGCTACTACGGTGACATGGATGGAGTGTGGACCGACAGCACGGTCAACAACACGTCGTCCAGCGCTGACGGAACCAGGAACGACAATGTACCGGGTGACGGCAAGTTCGATCAGAGCAGCTACCCGAGCGCACTTGAACTCCAGGTGGGTCGCGTTGACCTGTACAACATGGAGTCGTTCTCGTTCTACGCTGGACTCAGCGAGACGCAGCTGCTGACCAACTACCTGACCAAGCTGCACAACTTCAAGATCAAGCAGTTCACTCCGACGTTCAGGGGTGGCGTGTTCGACAACTTCGAGGACGTGTCGCAGCCATTGCTAGCTGGCGGATACCGCAGTGTGTTCTCCAATGTGGGCCCATCCAATACCACCGACTGGAACGGTAACGGTTCACCGTACAGCTCCTACATCAACGGGCAGAGCTACCTGTGGACGGCGACCGCCGGCGGTGGACAGTTCACCAGCTCGCAGAACGTGACCAGCACAGGTGAGCTGGCTCAGTCGGTGGTCAACGGTGCCATCTTCAACCAGATGATCGGCAGCTACTTCGGCGACTGGGACTGCATGAACAACTTCCTCAGGGCACCCTTGTGCAGCGGCAACGGTCTCACCAACTGCTACAACGGGCTCCCGGCCTTCTTCTGGTTACACCACATGGGCATGGGCGACAATATCGGGTACGGTACCCTGGTCTCCATGAACAACGTGGCCACTACTGGGACCTATCAGCCACAGGGACCAGCCTACCAGGGGGTGAGCGCCGGCAATAACCGGGTGAACATGGGCCTCATGGGGGACCCCAGCCTCCGCCAGATCTCCGTGGCACCACCTTCCAACCTGGCCATCACCAACTCAGGAGGGTTCGCCTCGTGGTCTTGGACGGCGGCAAGCGGATCACCGCTCGGCTACCACGTATACGACCTGGGTACCGGATCTACTGCACCGGTGAGGCTTACGACGGATCCAGTGAATGCCACCAGCTGGAGCCCTGGCACCGTCCCTTTCGTCGCGGCCCGTCAGTACATGGTACGAGCGGTCGTCCTCACGACCGGGGCCACCGGCACTTACTACAACATGTCCCTGGGGGCACTGGGGACATCGGCATCTACTCCGACCATCCTTGTCAGCCCGCGTGCATTCCTGGAGGGACCATACGTCAGCGGCGTAGGCACAATGTCCGACGGGCTCCGCACCCTGTCCACGTTTCCCCTCAGCGATCCATATCCAGCGCTCGGCTACGTACACGTTGGGACCGGCGCTACTGGAACCATCAACGCTTCGGCTCTCACTGTTACCGGCAACAACGCCATCGTTGACTGGGTTGTCGTTGAGATACGATCCAACGCTTCCCCGTATGCTGTCGTTGCAAGCAAGAGTGTCCTCGTCCAGCGCGACGGTGACGTTGTGGATCGGGATGGTACCTCGGCGGTATCGTTCCAGGTCGCGGCGGCTACATATCGGGTTGCGGTGAGGCATCGGAACCACCTGGGTATCATGTCTGGTGCCGGTATCGCGCTCACCACGACGACCACTGCCGTCAACTTCACGTCGACCAACACATCGATGTATGGAACCAGCCCGCGCAAGCAGATCATTGGATCATTCACCACCTGGGTCATGTACGCCGGCGATGTGAACTTCAACCGCCAGATCAAGTACGTGGGATCGGCCAACGACAACGACCCGATCCTCGTGGCCGTGGGTGGAACCACACCGAACAACACGATCACCAACACGTACAGCGGTGCCGACACGAACATGGACGGCCTGATCAAGTACACGGGCAGCCTGAACGATCGCGACATCGTCCTGGTGAACGTTGGCGGAACGACACCGAACGCAGTGCGTAACGCGCAGTTACCGTAACCAGATAGGAGGCCGGTCAATGAAAGGGGCTAAGGAGGTTGCACTCCGAGGCCCCTTTCGATTTACCTGGAATACGTATCTTTGATTCCAAATGGATATCAACTGTACTAAGTGTGGTTCCCTGATCAGGGCCGACAACAGAAGGTCAAAGAGTCGCTGGTGCAAGGAGTGTCACAAGGAGTACGACAGAGCCAGGTATGCGCAGAACGCAGACTCAAGAAAGGCAGCGATCAAGGCACAACGCATATCTGTTCAAGAGTTTGTAGACGAGATCAAGAGAACGTCTCCATGCACTGACTGCGGGGGATATTTTCATCCGGCCGTAATGGAATACGATCATCTGCCAGGAAGCAAGAAGACGGAGACTCCGTCAAACCTTGCCAGGACAGGAAGGAAGAACAGGTTCATTGAAGAGATCAAGGGGTGCGAACTGGTGTGCGCAAACTGCCACAGGATGAGGACCGTTCTACGCAGGAGGAAGCGCTAGAGCTTCAGTCCGGCCAGGTCGAAGATACCGATGCACTCCAGTAGCATCTGGTGCCCTCTGGTAGTGAGCGAGCAGTCGGACACGTCGCCGTTGTGCTCGATGAATCCTTCGCGATCGAGCATGGCCAGGATCGTATCCAGGTGGCCGGATGGGAACATCCTTCGGAGCACGCCGTCCCACTTGATCCAGTGACAGAACCCCTGCTGGGGGTCGTCGCGCTCGTCGATGATGTAGAGGGCTGACGCGATGTGCGACAGGACTACCATAGAGGAGTCGCCGGCCGCCATACCCATCAGCCTGATCATGGCCAGCGGCTCATTGATGAACTGGTCAGACTCGTTGCCGTACAGCTCGATCTGTTCAGACAAGGTCCACAGGTCCGGATAGAGCGGATGCGGGATGATCAGCGGCTGCGACTCGATCTCTATGATGTTGAGCTGGTCCTCAAGCAGGGATACGGTATCTGACATGGCCATCTATTCGATACAGCTAAGGTACGGATCAGCGCCCGGATCGAGGGTAGAAGACCCCTTTCATGTAGTCGTTCACGTCTGTCATGAACTCCTCTAGGGAGCGGCATTCATAGACTATCCATCCAGCCTCTGAGAACCTGATCTGCATCTCTTTCTGTGACTCGGATAGCTTGCCTTTGTCAGACTTCATCTCGATGGCCATGCCGCAGACGTGCGTATCTCCATACGTCCTGGGATGGCACACCAGGATATCAGGGACTCCGGCCAGTACCCCCATGTCCTTCCACAATTTCCCCATGTGTGGACTCCCGGCATCTCTGCCATTGGGAGGGTGGAACGCCAGGACGTTAGGGTACTGTAACCGGAGCCACTTGATACACGCCTTCTGGAGCGCTTGTTCTGGACGCTTCATTCCTCGTACTTGAGAAGGAACTGAGGATTGATCGCCTTGAACGATATGCGTCCACGGGTCACCGTCTTGCCGGTGATGAAGGTCTCGGTCATCTCTTCCAGGCTGCGCACCACGATCCCCTCGGCCCATACGTCGGGGTTGATGGCGCTCTTGCGGGTGGCGAAACCAACCAGCTCGTCAACACTGAGGGCACCAAGGGTGAGGCAGTCGATGTACGGGACCATCTTCAGGTCCATCGATCCGAATGCGACTGCGGCATCGCTAGGCAGGTACGGCTTGCCGGCATCGATGTCGAACACGTTGAAGAAGAGAACCTTGCGGCCGGTCAGCTTGTACTTGTTGCCCTGGATCCCTTCGCCGATCAGCTCGCCCTGGATGGCGATGTTCTTGCCGTAGTCGCGGAGCTTCTGCTCGACGTTCATCTCTCGGGCGTACTGCCAGAACGCATTCCTTTCGTCCTCCTTCAGCTCCAGGTTGCGCGAGCAGACCCCGAACTCCCCGTTGTACAGGTAGAAGGTAGCGCTGCTGCCGTCCATCTTCTCGCGGATCTCCACCTGCGCTGCGGCGTACTTGTCCAGGATGCCTGGCATGTTCTGGATCCGCTCCTCGTCCGTCTTGTGGATGAAGGATGGGAAGTAGCCGCGCACGGTACCGCCCAGGCAGGCCGGGATGGCGGGCTCGTACTTGATGATGCCGAGCAGCTCTGTCACATCGTACCCTTCTGCTGACAAGCCCAAGGCTGCGAACAGCTCGTGCTCGGCCGTGATAACATCGGCAAGGATCGACACCGGCATCATCAGGCCCTGGGATACCTGTCCCTTGAGTTTGATGGTGCGCACACGCATGTGGCGTGGCTTCATGAACTCGAACTCTGGTCGGTCAGGAAGGATGCTGTCCGGCTCTATGAATACGATCGAATCGCCAATTCTGTGTCCGGCATCGTTCCTGATCACGCACTTCCACCCCAATACGCTGGCTACGGACACTTCGTCGGCTCCGGGTATTGGCTGGATGTCAGAGATCGTCTGTATGCTTGCAAGTTTTCTGCTCATGATTTTGTGTTTGAGAGCCATTCGATCGCTGATCGTAGGCGGTTAACGTCATCTTTCAAGTGGCCTATTCCCTTATTACAGGCAGAGCACAGGAGTCCCCTGACCCTACCGGTCTTGTGGTCGTGATCTACTGTCACTGTATCCATTGCTTGACCCTTGGTCTTTGTGGGCATCTTCATCTTGCACTTGCATATACCACACTCTCCGCGAAACGCCATCCACATGGCGTCAAACTCGCCCGGATCAAGCCCATACTTCTTGCTCAGGTGCCAGTTCCTGCGATATATGGATATGTCTGCATGTATGCGTCTATGCGATCCATTGCATTTGTAACAACGGACTGACTTATTTCCAGCCGTACCGGTTCCGCAGTCAATGCAGTGGCCTCTGATCCTACGCGTCTTGACTAACTCCATTTGCTTCGTTGCGTAATGTATCCCTTCTCATGAACATGATGATCCACGACTCCTGATCACCGTGCTTGCCAGATTCAAGATCCTCCCGGTTATTGTCATGCCAAGACTGGTGACAATGGCCGCAAACGATGCGGATATTCCGAGGATCCGTCTTGTAGTTCCTATACGTTCCCCTCTCAAGGAGGTGGGAGAAGTTGATCGGCTGCGGTGGATCGGATATTGGAATGCCGCATACCTCACAGCAGTGTTCCCGTAGGCCAAGATCATCACCGGTCTCCCAGATCTCCAGGGCTGCTTTCCACCAGCCCTTGTTTGATGGTGCCCTCTTCCGAAGTGGCTTCCTCTTGCTCTCCAGCTTCGACGCCTTCGTCACCAGGCCCCTCTTCATCATCTCCGTCAACGATGGCTTGGTGAACGGCTTCCTTGCGAGCTGCTTTTTCCTGAGCATTGGTGGTGAGTTCGTTGAACAGTGTGTCGGCGGACTCCTGGTCCATGCGGATCCAGGCGATCTGGCCGACCATCTCGTTGGACCAGAGCCGTTCGCCGGCCGGGATCACGTTGCCTGCGATTGTTCCGCCTTTGTCGCGGTGGATGTAGCCAACCTCGAAGGCTACCTGCCTTCCCTTGTCGCGCTGGATGAACATGGCGACATGCTCGTTGCGCTTGACCAGGTCGTAGTCGTACCCGTTCTTGCGGTAGTGTTCCTTGAGTGGGTTCATGATCATGCGTCTACGAGTTGAAGTTCATCTTCGTTCACTGTGTCCTTGTCGAGTACCTTGTCGGTGGGCGCGAACAGCTGCTCCAGGATCCAGGTCTGCGGATCATTGTGCCGCTCCATGCCGCAGATACATCGGCCGGCCGGCCTCATTCCTGGTGGCACCTGTTGTGTCACGCCGACATCAACGGACATCGTGCCGCAGTTGAGGCATCTGGTCTGGTCGATCACATGGTAGTGTTTGCCTACCTGTACCAGGTTCTGGGAGTGCCGCTTGATGCAGACCACCTCCGATCCGATGTGTATCCCGCTCATAGCACAGACAGTACTGGTGACAGTATTGCGGCGATGATCGCGATCATGATCACCCTGGCTACAAGCGACACGACGACGGGCTTATCGGCGTGCGATCTCCTTGCCCTCCTGGCATCCGATGCACCATGATGTACCTTGATGGATGCGTGCCTGGTAACGTTGTTCGTCTTCATGAGGCTGCAATGTTACTCACCGTTAGGGTTCCATCCAAGTCCTTGTGACGGAACGTTGGGCTTAGGCTCCTCGTCCGGGAACAAGCCTGGGATCTCGGGTGGCTTCTGCATGGTCGGCTGCCTCTTGATAGACTTCTTCCGGTCGATCATGTCGCACGCCTCTTGGATGGTGATCGGGTCTCCGCTGGCCGACCTGCACACGATGCGCTTGATTCCGCTCTCTGTGCCGACGACCTGCTTCCTGCCGGCCTTCTTGTCGTTCTCGTCACGGGGTACCTCGTCCCGGCCCGTGGTCCTCCACGCCTCGAACGACCCGTCAGGGTGCCGGTACACCGCGTACCCGTTCCAGTGCATCACGTACTCAGGCTGACTTGGTGGGATCGATAATTGGTTCATTGATGAAGTGGTCTTTTGCTGTGTTGACTGCGCTTACGAACAGGGTGGCCTCGTGCAGTGATCGGCCAGGCATCACCTTGACGTTGAACTTCTTCTTGGCCAGGATGTACTGCTCGATCAGCCAGATGCCTTCCGGGATGGATGTCTCGGCCTTGTGCGCCATCTCCTTGGCCATGAAGTTGGTCATGATATGGTGATGTTGTTGACGTCCAGGTCCAGTTCCTTGATCATGTGATCGATGGCTGGATTGATCTCGATCAGCTTGTCGATGGCCGGTATCCCGCAATTATCCCCCACATTCTGCGGGATGAGCGTGGGCTTGATCATCTCCTTGGCCTCTGGCGTCACCTCGATCCCTTCCATCTCACCCTTGAGGATGAGCGTCGGAGTGCCACTATTTGGCTTCGGGTCCTCGAACTCGTCATCGATGGCGTGGCCCTCGATCAGAAGGTCAGCAATGTCGATCCCGATCTCGCGCTCGGCGTCACTGGCCACCGTCTCCACGTAGGAGCTGACGTGCATCGACAGGAACAGTGGCTCATACTGGTCGGCCAGCTTGTTCCACTCGACGAACCCCTTGCCGGCGTCCGGGAAGATGTACACCCTGCGCCCGTTGAGCGGAAGCATCTTGCGTCCCGACATGTTTCCGCTGCCGCCCGTGGCTACCCATACGATGTCCGGGTAGAAGAAGCGACCGACCAGTGCGGTCTTCTCGCTCTCTACCAGGGCCACCTTGGCGTCGGGGTACGCGGCCAACAGGTGCTCACCGAAGAGGCATTGGATAGCCCCGATCTCGCTCCCCTTCTTGCCAGTGATGATGCGGCTGATCCAGGTAGGGGTCACATCCTTGTCCCGGCGGAACCCCTTGTACTGCATCAGCTTGCCGTTGAGCAGTTCGCCTTTGGCATTGAACTGCCAGAACACGGTGGCGTTCTCCCACTTCTCGCTGCCCTTGATCTTGGGGAAGGTGCCGACACAGTACTCGGACCAGATGGGCTCGATCGCCTCTCCGAACTTCGCCCGCAGATCCCTCCACAGGGGGTTCATCCCGTGGCTGCGGGTCTTCTCGTACTTACCAGCCGGCACCCTCCAGTCGTCGCGCACCGGCTCCGGTGGCGGCAGAGGCTTCCGTTCAACCTGGCCGAAGCCACCCTTCGATCTTATGTAGTCCATCGCTGTGTACAGGTATCCGCAACTGTTCTCCCGATCGCACACACCCACCTCTTCGGGAAGAAGCTCTCCAGACACCGTGTCCATGTACCGGCGGAACCTCTTTCGACCACACTGTGGACACTGGGTCTTCTCTGTTCCGTGGGCCAGTCGGTAGCGTGCGGCCGGGTTCTTCAGACTCATTCCTGCCAGATGATTCGTTGGGTAGGGAGATCGTAGTGGAGCTGTCCCTCGTACCGGTCCCCGTACCTGTTCTTCCACATGGTGAAGTCGATCAAGTACTTGTTATCAGGGTTGGTCAGGATGGATAGTCCGGAGGTGGCGTCGTTGGCCGGCACAGAGGACCCGTATACGTCGTCAGCCTCTGGCATGGACGTCGGGGTCTCCAGCTTGCGCGGCTGCGCCAGTGCCATGATGGCCACGTCGCAAGCCAAAGAGATCCTGGTTATCTCATTGGAGACAGCCTCGATCCGATCCACGGTAGACATCTGAGTGGCCGTCCGGACCCGTTGCAGATAGTCGATCACGATGAACTGTACGCCGTGCTCCTGTACCATCTCGCGGATGATCGGGTGCAGCATCTCCAGGTACAGGGAGTGGCCAGGTTGCCAGTGGATCTTGCCCCAGTGATCAGGCTTCGGTGTCCTCTTGTGCTTGTCCACGGTCTCCCGTTCCAGGTGGGACATGCGGCCGCTCTTGATGTGATTCCCGTTCACGCCGGTGTCCATCGAGATCAGCCTGTTCATGAGATCCTCTACCCGCATCTCGAACGAGAGGAACCCGCTCGATATGCCCTGCATTCGTAGGTTCCTCACGGCGTTCAGGGCGATGGCCGTCTTGCCCTGGCCCCTCTTGCCCATGACGATGTTCATGGTGCCCGGATAGTGCTCCCACACGTCGTCAAGGGGGCCGAACCCGAGCCTCAGTCCAGGCTTGTCGACCTTCCCGATCGATGCGGCCATGTCGAAGTCGTAGTCGGTCATCAGGTGACCGGACAGGTTGCTGTGCTTGGCGGCGAACGAGGTGATCGCCAGGATGGCAGGAGAGATATCGCCCGGCCTGGACGAGAGGATCAATGTCTCCTCCAGCTTCTTCTGGAAGTCCTTCCGCAGCTTGATCCTGGCCACTACCGATACGGTGTGCTCCAGGTTCAATGCATCGGGAACCTCCATGATAGCGGCAACAATCCTGTCGGCGTGCTCGTCGCTCCAAGCCTGTGCCCGGAACTCCTCACGCAGGGTGTCGACCGTGACATCGAACGACTCCCGATAGATGCAGTCGCCCATGTCGAAGGCAAGCCGCATGTATGGATCCTCGAAGTGATCAGAGGTGACCGACCTGACGACGTATCCTGCCCTGCCGGTGACCATCGCCTTGATGATCTGTGCCTCGGCAACTACTGGTTCGTAGCTCAAAGTTTTCTGAGCCCAGGGCTCGTGTTGTTCGGGTCAAACATACCCTTTTTAGGCTCCGGTACAAAGAACTTTTTCTCCTGGAAGATGCCGTTCCAGTTCTGCGACATCGAGTACTCGATCGCGGCGATCACGTCAGCCTCGCTGGTGAAGTCCCTGAACAGGCGCTTGATCAGCATGTGTTCTCCGATCGGCTTGTATGCCTGCTTCTTCTCCTTCTTGTAGGCGATCCACAGGTCGAATGCGTCCCAGAATGCATTCGTCACCCACAGTGGATTAGGTACTGGCTTCAGCTCTTTCATGGCGGCTATCCGTTGTATGATCGACCGACATCTTGCGATGAGTCGTCTGACCTTGTGGGTATGTATTGGCCTCCGTCCGACTTGATGGACCCCTTCACGGTTCCATTGGTCTTCATGAAGTGCCTGAATCGTTCCCTATCTTCGGGCTTCCAGTCCATCTCCGGCTTGACCGGCCCCAGGTCATCCTCCATCTTCAGATCCTCCACATACTCCTCCAGTTGCTTGGGTTTCGCTGCAACGAAGGAGAACCAGTCGGGCTTCTCGTACTTGTTGGAGCCCTTCATGCCGGCGTTGATAGAGCTGGCTGCCATGAGCCACTTGATGTCGTCGTATACCTCGGAGGATGTCTGTATCCTGCGCACGCCATAGATGATCGTAGCGTGGTCCCTGCTGTACGCTGCGGCGATCGATACATAGGTCAGCCCCATCTTGCGCAGCAGCCACCAGGCCACCATGCGTGCATTGGCCGCCGTGGCATTGTACCTGAGACCGGATCGCATGATCTCGTCGGTCAGCCCGTGGCACAGTACCTCGCTCATGGCCGACAGTACAGCCTCGTTCGCCTTGGTAACGAACTCGGGCGAAGACATCGATTGCGACATCTTCTGTGAGGCACGCAGCTGCTTGTCCCGAAGGATGCAACCTGCCACGACTCCATCGATGTCCTTTGTCCCGAGGGACGCCCTCTGTCTGATGTACTTGGCCAGGTGGCCAGGTACCGTGATCGTCATCATCTCTGCTTCCATGAGGCCCCGCCAGGAGTCGAACCTGGATCTAGCGTTTAGGAAACGCTCGTTCTGTCCATTGAACTATGAGGCCAAGTGGTGTCGGGTGTGAAACAGGATACCTGTCGTCGAACCAGGTAAACGCCCCTGCGTTGCCTTCGGGGCACCCGACACCGGGACTACTTCTCTTTCTTGTCCAGGTCGTCCAGATCCTGGAGCTTGTCCTTGAGCTGCTTGTTCAGCATGTCCATACGCCACGCGTAGTAGTCCTTGAAGCTCTGGAATCCACTGGGCTGCTTCTCCCAGGTGCGGTACAGGATGTTCTTCATCCGCTTGCTCTTGCTTACCGGGTTGTCGTTCAGATCCGTGTCGAGGGCATCCAGCTCACTCTTCTCGGCCTGGGTCAATTCGGTCTCGGCCTTGAAGTACATGTAGCCGAAGGTGTCGATCATCCCGTGGATCTTGGCGATGTCCTCGGGAGTCATCTCCTGGGTCACGAACTTCAGCATCACGGTCCTGTCCTTCCGGTTGCTGTAACCGTCGAACTGTGCTGGTAGAAGGATCTTGCCCATCGATCAGAAGGCTTCATCTTCTTCACCGATCCCTGATCCCGGCACATTGCGTACGCCTTCAGCCACCTCCGCTGTTACGGGAGCCGTTCCGCCTGCCGCGATCAGCCGCTCCTTGGCCTGGGCCAGCACCACGTCACGCAGGAACTCGTTGCGCTCCAGGAAGGTCCACTCCATCTTCCCGGTCTTCGGGTTCTTGGCCTGGGTCGCCTCTGGCAGCCCATCGATATTCCCGGCCATCACCTTCTCGTCGTCCTGGTAGATGGCGATACCCTGCTTCAACGACGTCTTCCCTGTCTCCTTGTTGGTGGCCTCGAAGGAGTATGGGCTCAACTTGACGTCCTTTGTGAAGTCGATACCAGGTGAACGCATCAGGAAGTTCTCCCAGTGGCGCTTGAACTCAGGCAGGTCGACCCGGTACTTGGTACCATCAGCAGCCGTCAGGTGTACCGACAGGAACACGGTCTCCTCTCCATCGTACAGCTGTGCCTTGCGCTCGCTGAACGAGGTGATCCGTCCTTCCAGATTCTCGTGCTCGGTTCGGTACTTGTGGTTGCCATCCTTGTCGGTGGCCGGTTCGTCATGGTTCTTGCCCTTCATGACCTGCACCGCTCCTGGCGCTCCCTTCTCTGCCGGCAGCGTGAATACTCCGCCGCTGACCCCTACCCACGTCTCGTTTCCCTTGCGACCTTCGTCGCCTCCTGTGCCTTTCGGCTTGCTCAATCCGCTCATGTTGTTGGTTGTTGTTTACTTGGTTCGTGTGACCCACTCGTAGATCGAGTCGGCGTAGTCCTTGAAGTTGTCGAAGCTGGCTCCCAGAGCTGCCGCCGAGTTGACGCAGGCCATCCTGGTGATCCGCTCCTCGCGATCGAACTCGGCCACATCGAAGGGGCGGATCTTGGTCTCTTTGCCCTCGGCCTCGATCACAATGAAAGCGCAGTGCTTTCCGACCGTGAACGGTGGCGGGAACTGGCTTCCTTTTTCGTCCTGGTCCGGGGTCCAAGTGAGCCCCTGTGAACCGTCCGTGAATCGGACGAACCACTTGTGCCAGATAGCGCCCCCGCTCATACGGGTCGTGCCACGGTCCTCTACCGTGAGAGGTGTCGACTTGTGGACTTGCATCAGCAGTCGAATTTGATGGTGGCCTCCTCTTCGAGCGTGTTCATCTCGGCCTGCGCCTCCTTGATGCGCTTGCCCAGGTCTGCGCCCTTCTCGCGGATGTGGCGAGCCTTCGCTTTGGCCGCCAGGTTCTCCAGCGTGTCACGTTCGGCACCCCAGCGTGCGATCAGGAACCGGTCCTTCGGCTGGAATCCGATCGTGTGGCCGGCTGCGCGAACCTCTTCGATCTTCTCCGGGCTTTCGATCTCCTGCCAGTCGACCACGCCGGGGATCTTTCCACCGGTACCGTACGTGTACCGGTGCCCAACCTCTCCGATAGCCACCGGATTGGGTGCCTTGTCATCGTAGCGGATCATGATCCGGCTGAAATGGCCCCCACGAAGCGCCAGCTTGATGTGTTCCAGTGCCTCCAGCGGGATAGCTCCGGACCTGTACTCCTTCAGCTCCATCTCGCGGGGGCACAGTGTCTCGAATGTGGCCACCATCGACGGGGTCATGTGCAGGTATGGGACAGGCGACTTTTCCGGCTTGGCGATGGATCCCTGTCCGGTGAGACCCAGCTCAGCCACCGTGGAGTGCCACTTGTCGAGAGCTTCCGGGTCGGTCACCAGATCGACCAGCTCTTCCTGGAGGTACGATTCAACTTGTGTGCTCATGTTTGTTGGTTTGAGGTTGCGAATCTAGTGTGCGTTGTCGACTTGTCAACATTCGTGTGACGAATAGTTAGCCCACGATCTCGGTAGACACGATCGTTGCCCCCGTGGCCGACTCGATGAATTTCTGTGCCGTATGCTCGGCCATCTCTTCGGTCTGGTATACCGGGTAGTCGATCACCAGGCGAACGGTCCTGTACTTGGCGAAGTCTGTTGCGTTGGCCGGGTTGCGCGGATCTGTGTCGGCCCCTTCTGGTATGTTGTTCATGATCTTGGTTGCTGTTTTAGTTCACCTCTAAGGGCTGACAGCGCGGCCACAAGCGCCTCAATAGCCAAGTCCCGTGCTTCGGAGGACAGGGGGGAAGGACCGTAGACCGGGAACATTCTCACAAAGTCGCGTACTTCGGAGTAGGGGAACATCGCATCGTATGGGTAGCCTTCGGGAAGTGTGTCCTCGTAGATCCACGCCACCGGGGTCTGCTCACCTATCGCCTGCGACGGACGGAGGTAGCCGTGGTCGCGGGCGTAGCGCAAACCGGCACGGAAAGAAGCCCTACCTCGCGATCCCAATCCAAGGGCATCGGTCACTCGATCTATCTCATCATCCGTGAGCATCTTCGGAGCACTCGCTTTGGTTTTTTCGCCGCGCCATTCCATCAGGGAAGCATTGTTACGCGCCAGCGCAATGGATACGGGATCGCGCCCGACTTCATACTCCCCTGCCTGCGCCTCCTGTGCTTCGGCTTGGGCGATGCACTGGTCGAGCATCTTGGTAATGGGGTCGTGTTCGTCGCACGCCTTTGGCACGACAGCTTCGCGCAACTCGCGCAGTCTCTGGGATAGGGTCTTGTCGCTCATGGGAAAAGGGTTTTGAGGCGGGCGCGGAGGTCGTCCATCGTTGCGTTCCAATTTGGATGGCCGCGATCGTATTGCCATCCGTGATCGCTGCTATGGTCGTGCATCTCTTCAATGCCTTCCTCGATGTAATCTTCGAGAAACTCCATCAACTCATCAACCGTTTCCTCCACCGTAGGGGCCACCTCCTTGGGATGGGCGTCCTGCTGGCCACGGGTGTAGCCATTGATGAATCCTTCGGCACGGAACACGTCCGGGTGGATACGGTTGTCGCCCTTGCTCTTCGGGTACTCCTCCATCGCTATCTGTTCTGCTGTGGTCATGGCTTGGTGAAGAATTTGGGTTCCTTCTTTCGCAGCTCGTCTGTTGCCGGGAATACGGTACCACGGAAACGATTGGACAACGGGTCGCGCCTTCCTTGCGTAATCTGAACTTTTCGCGCCTGACACTTGGCCTTGCTCGTGAACCTGCCTTCGCTAGTGAGTTCGCGCTGGTTAACGCAGTCCCAGAGATACCACTTGTCCTTGGTCTGTTCCATGTGTTCAGGGGAGTTTGATTCCGCCTTACCGGGGCTTCTCGAACTTGATCGAGTCCTTCTTGTAGGTCTTGATGGCCGGGATGATCTCTTCCCCATCAGCCGTCCCGGTCACCATCCCCTTGTCGGCGAGCTGGGACGCTGTCTTGGCCTTGTCCTCGATCTCCTTCATCCTGGCCTTCAGATCTGCCCACTCAGGGATGTGGTCGTACTTGTACTCGGCCGCACCCTGCTGCGCCGACACCTTCCACCCCTGCATCTCTGCTACCCTTTTCGGATACGCTTCGAGTGCGGACTCCAGTGTCGGTGTCAGCCGCTTCAGCAGATCCTCAGCATGGTCCTTCACGCTCCTGATGGCGATGGCCACCGATATGACATCAGCTTCTCCCTGCATTGCGGCGTCGAACGCCTCGTTGATGTCTCCGATATTCGTGTCTGCCATCTCTTGTGGTTTGTTGAAGTGCTTGTCTTCGAGATACCGTTGGCGTGTGGTGTCGCCGCGCAGGTCATCCTGCTGTTGTTCCCACAGTTGCTTGCTTGCTCCCATCACCTCTTCGGTGTCAACAGTTGAAGGGCGAAAGATAGGGCCACGATGCCACCGGCGATCCACAGGATGCTGACCAGCTTGTCGGGCGTACGCACGGACGTGAAGAACGACCACGCGCTCATGAGGGCCAACAGGACTCCGATGATGGCGGGTCCGCCGCCCTGTTGCGACGGACCCCTGGCCACAGGTACCTGGATCATTGGGCGACCGGGAATTTCTCGCCGTCCACAGAACGCATCCTCTGGATGTTCTTCTTCCCACGGAACGCGTTCCACGTCTTGATAGTGAGACCCAGCAGCTCCCCTCGGTACATCTTCTTGCTGGAAGAGGCGTTCTGGATCAGCACCGCTTGCAGCTTCTGGAGGGCACTTCCACGGGTGATACCGGTCCCTGTCAGCAGGGACGTCATGAAGGCGTCTGCATCGCTTCGGCTGTGCCGTGAGAAGATGAAGTGGCACGCCGCTGCGATGGATGGCTGAAGTACGGCCGTCTTGTGATTGATGGCCACGGCCACGCTCTCACGGATCTTCGGATACTTCTCCAGCCACTTTTCGTAATCCTGGTTGGTGGCACCTTCTGCGGTCAGGCGCGACCCGTAGGAAACGTTCCCGTCATCGTACAGCTTGACGATGACCAATGCCGCCGCAAGGGCCGCGTAGTTCTTCTCTTCGCGTACGGCGAAGGTGTCGGCCGCACCACGGCGGCGTCCGCAGTCGATCGTATCGAACGCCTCGGCATCGAGACCCGTGGACACGAGCGTGTCGAACGGAACATTGGCAGCCACGCAGGCGGCCAATCGGTGCTGTCCATCGATCAGCCGGTCCTGTCCAGCGAACTTGATGGACTCACCGTTCATCTTCCAGCGCTCTTCGGTCATATCCTTGGCGTAGAGCCCTACCTGTTTGGGGCTCAGTGGCCTGTTGCGCTTGTTCATCAGCAGCCACCTCTGTGCCATTGCGGGAGTGACCCGCATCTTCTCTGTCCTTACCTGTGCCATGTGTGTGTGTGTGTTGAGGATTGTACCTCGCGGGCCTCCCGGTCTCGAACCGGGAAGACTGCCTGTGGCCCCGTTGATCAGCTGAACAGCTCGTTCTTCAGCTCTTTGAGCATGGTCAGCCCCTTCTCCAAGCTGGCCACCTCGTCGAGCGCATCAATGATGGCCGCCCCGGACAACGGCACGGCGGACTTCAGCGTGTTCACTTTGCGCTTCGCCGATGTGAGCGCCTTTTGGGTGGCCAGGATATCGCTGTCCAGTTGCAACGCTTGCTCGGCGTCCGTCTGAGCGAACTGCTCTGCCTCCACCACCGCCTTGTCCTTTGTCAGACTTTCCAGATACTTGCCCATGTTGGGTTGTTGTTTGTTTGGTGGATGCAGGTCCACCGGCCTTTATCTTCTTGAAGCGTTCGGCAAACATACGCACACCGTTGCTTATCTCTATCAGAGACGGATCTCCGTTCACTCCGACACGAATGACGATGTCCATGTGTCCGACCACAGCCCTGCTATCCCCTGACTTATCAATGACTTCCACGGTATCGCCCACCCGTATCACGTCGTCCGTCTGATGGACGCCGATGCAGAAATGGGCCAACATCTGCTCCTTGGTCACCATAGGTCTGCTGTTCTTGGCGCAGTTCTCGATGGAGTCACCAGAAAGGCCGGCTGCCCACAGCATGAATATCGGATACGTTCCATCGGCGGTAATCGAGGTCATCGATGCCCCGGCGGCCTTGATCTGTCGGATGAACTCCATCCGCTCGGCCATATCGTCGATGCGTACGGCGCATCCATCGGGTAGCTTGCTCATGTTCCTTGTGTGTGGGCACAAAAATGGGGAACCGTTTCCGATTCCCCAAATCTGTGTGACGAATAGTTAAGGGCGGCCGCTCACTTCGCCCTCAGAAGGACATGCGCTTTCCGTACAGGACCAGATCGCCATTGTTGCGGATCAGGTTGCGCATGATCTCCTTCATGCGACCGGTGGGTGACTTTTTGCCATGCGTGCCAGTCCATTGTTCTACATGCCGCGCCCCGAACAGGTGCTATGACCTGTTCGCGAGCGAATGGATCCCTGACGGGGCGCGGGCTTATTGTAAGTTACGGCATTCACGAAGTACGGTCATAGCTCGGCAAATGTATGAACTATTCCGAATCAGTCGTTGGGGTGTTTGAACGCGTTAGGGTCCTGTCCGGGACGTGTGATCGTATTGGTGCGCAGCACGAAGGCGTACACCGCACAGCCACCCACCGGAGTAATGATGCCGTGCGACGTTATGGTGTACCCGTGGTCGAATGCCCACCGATAGATCACATCCAGTGAGTTCTCGTCCTCCGGGGTGAACGGAACCACCTCGCTGTACTCGAACCGGGCTACCTTGATGCGGACGCGCATCCCACGGCGTTCGGTCGGCTGCATGTACGTGCCGGTGGCCACCAGTGCGTTATTCTGGTGGTTGGCCCCTCGTTGTGTCATCCTGTTCTTTCTCATTGTCGTTGATGGCGATGTGACGCCATGTGCGCGTCCCGGAATCGAACCGGGACGTGAACCGTTCGCGCTTACTATTCTTCGCCCTGAGCGATGACAGGGAGTCCGTGGAACGCTATGTCGTTCCGGTATGTTTCGAGCGCCTCTGCTATCGACCTGCATTCAGCGACGACCCCCTCGGGGGTGTGCATGATAACGCGTCGGAAGCCCCTGGTGATGGCGATGCCTCGTAGCTGGCAGGCCAGCGACAGGGTGTCCCATTTGGTCCGGCGCGGGTCCTGCTGGGACTGGTGCCGGGTCATCGAGTGGTGCGCTGTGTACATCACTTTTCCTCGTTGTAGTGTGACTGTGCCCGTCGCAGCGCATCAGCGAAGTCCGTCTGAGCCTCATTGGTATCGCAGTAGTGCATCAGGTCGGCCAAGATGTCGCAAACCGTGTTGGCGTTGTCGTCGGCACCAAGTTCGGCCACATACGCATCGACCAGCTTGGCACCCATTGCCGCCCGGTCCTTGTTCGTTCTTTCGATGTCCATGTTGTTTTGGGTATTGGTTTGAGCCTGCGGGCGGAATCGAACCGCCCTGAGTACTCCATTGCAGGCTGCCGGGTCTACGACCACTCGGTGATCAGCGCCACTTTGTCGGCGTTCAGTCCCCACGTATTCGCCCGGTCGCGGAGCCTCGACTGGACCCCTTCTACCGTGCGCGACTGTTCGTATTCCTCGCCGGGTCCATCGTGCGCCGTTTGCATGTCCACGAAGAAATTCTGCGGCAACACCGGCAGATAGTCCTTCGCAGCTTCATACACATCATCGTTGCGTATGAATGATGTGCCGCCGGAGTTCAACATCGAATCCAGCTTGACGGCCACATTATCCGGCAACATGCAGCCGACGGCGCAGCTTGTTCCGCCCGGTCCACGATAGGCGCACCCTGTTGCTGGTGCCATTGCCCGACGCCTCTGCTTGGCCATGTGTTCGACGATGAAGTCGAACGTTTGCTGCATGTCCATCTTCTTGATATCCTCCGTGTTCATTGTTCATGTGCGGGCAATGTGATGCCCTGTGCTGCCCCCGGAATCGAACCGGGGGAGAACCATTGCAGCTTACAGGTCGAGTGCGTCGATGCGCCCCACCATCTTGCGGGCCTTGGCGATGTCGCCCACCGTGGCCGTGCAGTGTACCAGATGCTCGGTGAGCACCTCGATCATGTCGCGGGCCTCGCGCAGCACACCGGACACCGTCTCGAAGTCCACGGGGACATCTTCGGACTCTTCCATCCATGCCGTCTCCACATACTGCTGCTGGCCGTACGTGATCACGCCCAAGCTCACCAAGAGCTTCAGCGCGTCGTGGATGTTGTTGAAGCCCCTGATGGCCTGCACTCGTCCATCCACGCTGCCGTACACGGTCCAGAACACGCTGTTTGCTGGCGCATCCTCTGGAGGCTCGACGCCGTTGAGCGGTTGCGTATCGGTGCCGTCATCCATGCACAGGGAAAGCTCGTACGAGTTGAATGTACCGACATTGGAGGTGTCCTTCGTGAACAGCCACCGGTCGGGGCGCTTCTCGTCGTGCATCCGTTCTACTTTGGTCATTGGTTCATGGTAGCGCAATGTGATGCGCTGGTGGAGCCGGGGGAATCGAACCGCCCGCGAATGCGCTCTACTTGCTGCGCAAGGGTACCATAGCTCCACGCCTTCTTCACGATAGCCTGTTGGCGCTCGATGTTGCACCGGACACCGGCCTATTGAAATTCACATTGTCTCCAGCAGAACGACCGGAGTTGTAGGCATCCCTGCTTCCTGCGTGTCTGCGGCTTGTCGTGGTCCGCAGCTTCACCCCAAGGTCGCCCAGATACTTCTTGTACTTCTGGACGGTCACATTGCTCTTCACGACCATAATGGCCGTGCATGAGTTGCCCTCTGCCGCCTTTCGCTCTGCCACCATGCGACGTAGTCGTTCGGCGATACGTGATCCCATGCCGAGCATGAACGAGGCACGCAGAGTACGACCGTGCATACTGGTACCGCCATCTCGTTTGAGGCGCTTCAATTCAGCCTGCTTCAGCTTCCACGCCTGCTCCATAGCTCCCTGTATCATGTCGCACAGGTAGAAGGCCATCTCGGTGTCTTTGGCGGTTCCGAAGTATAGCATTTCGCCGTTGTACCACTTCGTCACCTTGGTATCGGTGAACTCGGAAATGGCAACGGAGCACGAGTTTACCACCTCAGGCCACCTGTTCATATTCACGCCCGTGGCGTACGGACGCTTTCGGGCACCGTACTGGTCACCCATGATGGACGCCTCGTCCATAGTGATGTTGTATTCGCGGATAAGGGAGTCCAACTTCTGTGCTGCCGCGATGGCCTCTGCCTCAGTGCAACCGTTGCTAACGGTACGCGCCTGAAGCTCCCGGATGATGCGGGCTATCCGCTCCCGATTAACGTTCTGTTCCATTGTTCATGTGTATACCCATGTGAGGGTATTGGAACGGTGGATGGTGTCGATCCATCAGCACGCGTGCTCACCGGCCGGGGCACCGTTCAGGTATTACATTAGGCCCAGACCACGCAGGGCGCTCATATCCTTGTCGAAGCTCGCCGGCCACTTCACCGTGGACAGGTCGCGCACGAACGTCGACGCCTCCGCGTCAAGGAACAGGCACCCACCGATGGACACCTTGAATGGGTTCGGTTGCAGCCCGTTCCACGCTGCGAACGCCAGAGGGTCACTCATGGCGCTCGGAGCCTTCTTCAGTAGCCGCATGTGCTTCTGTGGCCCGACCTTGTAGAAGGCCCTCTGGATGGCGTCCAGATGCGTCTGCGGGATGTCGCACCCGTGCTGCGCCTTGTGGATGTCCTTGGCCACGTTCTGGGCCAGTTGCAGTGCGGTCATACGTTGGACCTTGTCGGCGTGCTCTGCGTACGCCTTCGCTGTGCTCATTGTTCTGTGGTTGTATTGGTTTGTGCCCGCCGTGGAATCGAACCACGGCGTGAACCGTTCGGGCTACTGGTCGGCCAGTGTCTGGTCGTCGGGCCGCTGTTGCGACCGCTTCTGTTCAGCCTTGCGGCGTTCGTGCTCTTCGCGGAGCACCTGTGTGTAGTGCGTCATAGTCAGTTCAGGGTGAGTCGTGGTACTACAACGAAGGCCCCCAGTTCCCGGTGGAACACGTAGCGTGCCCCGATAGTGGAGCACAGGCATACACGGCCCTCGGCCATCAGTACCCGTGCATAGGTGGGCACCTTGTCGATGGGGTCGAGTCGTAGGCACCCGTCTATCAGGTGCCCGTCAAGGTCGTGGGCCAGCGCTGCGGCCCGCTCTTGGTCCTTGGTATTCATTCGTCAGTGGACGGCAATGTGATGCCGTTGTGCGCGGGCAGGGAGTCGAACCCCGCCCTCGGACCATCCGCGCTGTTACTTCCACACTTCCGCCACCACCTCAGGTGGCGCATCCTCGGTCGCCCTGCACATTTCCCAACCAGTGGTGCTCAGGATGGCTTGGCCGTACTTCTCGTCGCACTTGACACTGACCACTTGCCCTTGGTGTACCGGGTTGGACCCATAGGCCGACGGATACGCCTCAAAAGCCTCGCCATCGCGAGCTATCAGGATGGCGTGCCTCAGGCCGAACGAATTGGTGTTGGTGGACAAGATGGCCACCTTGAACTCCTTACGGAGCATGGATGTCTGGTTCATCGCTTTGCTGGTGTTGGTTTCTTCTCGGTGTAGAACATCATCCCGCACTGGTAGCAGCGGAAATGGATGATGGTGCCCATGAGTCCCATAGGCGCGTTGGTCGTGCTGCACATGGGGCAGCTACGGCGTACTCGTTGCCATGCCATTGTCTGTTGGTCGCAATGTGATGCGATGATCGCTGTCTGGACTCGAACCAGATGTCCCGCCTATCGGGCAGCGAAGGGTGCGCTACGTCCTTGGTGGCGCGGTATTGGTCAGCCTTGGTTCACCGGCTGAAGGTGTGCGTTCAGTGTGCGGCCATCGGGCATCAGGAAGAATTGCGGGTTGAACTCGCCCCACTTCTCAGCTTGCGGGCCAACGAGGTAGCCCTTGCCGCCCCGGTTCCAGTACACGGCGATGGCCTCTTGTCCGAGGGTTTCAGACAACCGGTGGACAAGTGTCTCTTCAACGGCATTCCACCCGGCAGCGCCAACCTCCACTACCATCGTCGGTTCGGTGTTGCTGTTTATCGGGCCGTGAAAGGTGAGCGGAGCGTGGATGCCTGTGTCGGTCGGATACGTCCTTCGCACCGCATCCATTACCTGTTCTACGGTATTGGTTCCGCCGTCCGGCCTGTTGAGGCCGATGTTGAGTGTGAACATTGCTTGGGGATGTCCATGTGAGGACATTGTGGACCGTACGGGAGTCGAACCCGCCGTCAAACCCCACCCGGGGCGGCCCTGTATTGCTCCACGGCTCAGTACGTCTTTTGAGGGTCAAGCTGCGTCGGGCCCTGAAGGCATTTCTACCACTTCCTCGTCCCATGTTTCTACCTCGGCCTCGGTGTCTTGGGTGAACTTACCCACGTCTGCAAGGTATTCCGCGCCTGCGGCAAGATTCTCCTTCAGTTCTTGGATGGATGCCCCGTTCATGGTGTATTCCACCTCGATAGTCAGTCTCAGTTTAGCGGTCTTCATGTTCGTGCTATGCTTAGCGCTTGTCTTGATATCCATGGCCTTGATAGCGCAATGTGATGCGCTGCCTGTCCACCGGGCATCGCTCCCGGACCTCGTTGGCGGTTAATTACTCCGCCACGTTGCGCTTCATTAGCTGAACAGGTTGTGCGATGTTTCCGTTATCGTGCATCGCCTCACTGGCCCTTTCATGAGGTGGAGCCATACCCGGTGGCGCATTACGGTGCGCTCTACCTGCGCCCCCTATCCCGCATCGAAGCGGGTGGCCACGTAGTGACGGTGGTCGCGTCCTGCTAGGGGGTATAGTTCCAAGATGTCAAAGAACGCGCTCTAGGTCACACCGCACCGTGTTTCTCGGTACAGTCCCGTTCCCAGCGGCCTTCCTACGGGCCATCGCGGCTAGTAGTTTCGGCACCACATCATGTGGCTGCTGGTCAGTGCGTTACGTGTGAAAGAACGACGCCTAGCTTGGTGGCCCTCACGGGTGACTGTTGCCGAACGCGATGCAAGTGTAGGCTGCCGCATGGCCACCGACCTAATTTCCAGTGACGAACGGTTGGGAACGGGACGAACGGTTGGCCAGACTAGGTGGCTTGATCGCCTGGAGGCCGCGATACTGTAGGCCAGAACGACATCTTGTAGCCAAGTAGCTGCAAATAGGCTTGGAGCGTAGACATGGACGTGGTAAGCACGTTGGCTTCGAGCCTGGCCACGGTCACTGGCTTCACCCCGATGCGTTCGGCCACGTCCGCTTGTGACCACCCGAGCCGCCTGCGTTTGGCGATCACAAAGTTGTCCATCTTGCGCCTGGCCATGCCCCAAAGGTAAGCGGCCACGCGGATACGGTGATCACGCTGCCCATGCGATAGCGATAGGAGCGGATAGCCCGCAGCCCGAAGGGCGAGGACTATGAGCGGATAGCGCGGGCCGAAGGCATCGCCCAAAGGATGGAAGCACTCTACTACAAGAGAGAGAACATGCTGGTGATCAGGCTGTTGGACCGGTAACACGTAGACACATAGCCATATCACTATGTGTAAGCCCTTTCTCGGGGACAATAGGTGAACGCGTGCGCGTGGTGATCTGGTGGCTGATCTTGGGTAGTGGTGGCCATGTTGGGGACTATCCCCACGCCCACGACATTAAAAGGCCCACCAGTCAAGGCTTTCCACTCAAACGCGTGCCCATACACGTACACCCCTCAAAGGGCTCACCCCTCACACACTGGTGGCCAGAGACAAGGTGGCCAGTGATCAGGTTTGACCTGTTATTGGTGGCCCAGACTAGGATCCCTTTTCACTTTGTGGCCCCGATCGAGGCGACCCGTTTCCCTTTTTGGGAGGCCAGGGGGGAGGGCAAGGGGGGGGAGTCCCCCAAATTCAGATATACCGGGCACCCCTTTTCAGGCAAGCCAGGGGGTATCCGCCCCATACCGGTACCTGCTTGTATCGAATTTCATGATCAAAGCGAAACACATCCCAGGAGTTGTATTACATTTGCGGGCATAAACGATACACATGACTATAGACACACTGATCATCGCAGCCTGGGCCACCGCCTCCCTTGGTGTGTTCGCCTATGGCGTGCAGGAGATCCTCTTGGATGGGGGCGAGGATGACTTCGGGAACAAGATGAGGCACCGGATCGACATCCCTCTGCTCATGGCTACCACCTGGCCACTATGGTGCCTTGTCGTGTGGCCGGCTGAGGCTATCACATGGATCTGGAAAAAGCTGGTACGATGAGCCCAGTATCACGAGCAGCCTACCAGAGGTACCTCAGGTGGGACAAGAACCCGATCGCCAAGAGAACGGTCGGCCGCCTGTCGGTCTGCTTCATCCGTGGCCTGGATGACGAGGCCAAGAAGTTCGTGCCAGCCACCCGGTACCGGAACCTGGAGAACGAGGTGGCCACACTGAACGGATGGAACCTCGGCCCGGTCCAACCATCCATCACTTAGCACTTGCACTATCAGAAATGGCGCTTACATTTGCGGGCATGAGTCTGAACGAGTACCTGCGACAGAAGGTCCATTACATCCGCAAACAACGGAAACAGCTTCCGAACGACGCCTGGCACATGGACGATAGCACTCGTCAACAGATGCGCGACATCATCAGTGACCTTGGGGCACTGCAAGATATTCAGGCCGGCAGGCGCAAGGTGCTTCCTGGTGTCGTCGACAGGACCAAGAGTGGACCTATTGCGCACCCGGATGAATACGGACCCGTGATCTATCGGTACGACGGGGTCGTCTATCGCCGGAAGAACGGAGTCACCACCGCCCTTGTTGAGCTGGATGAGACGATCAAGTGCGACGGATGCAACGTCTACCCAAACCAAGAAACCAACAACACACACATGGTAAGCCAAAGCAAGATCGATGAGGCCAAGTCCAGGGGTATTGTACCTGGAGCAACGATCAAGTGCGCATCGGTTCCCGACAGGTACGGCGTGGTCATGCCCACCTCGTACTGGAGGACAACGAGTGGCGGGGCTATCGATGTCGGCCTCGACAACAAGGGCACACAACTGTTCGCCTACTCCGGAGTGTTCAACAAGTGGTCCGAAGTGATCACCCTGGCACCGCCACCCATCGGGCTCCAGCCACAGGACGCCGTGAAGGCATCAGGGGCAATGCTCGCCGCCATCGCCGACAGGGCCGCCGAACTCGGGCTTCTCGACAGGAAGTTCGCGGGTGAGAACGGATCCGACTACCTGAATAGCGTGTCGGTACACTGGGACCCGACATGCTATTGCCCACTCCAGGTCGGCCACACACACGTCAAGCATAACCTTCTGACGCCGGACGAGTTCCTCCGTCGCCTGGAGAGCACGGTGTTGCAGCCTGTCACCAAGATCACAGAGCCGCGCATTGGCCGCGATCTTGAGCACACGGTCAAGTTCAACAAGGGCTCCATCACCGTTGGACGCACGACCGTTCCCAATGAAACCGTCCGCAAGATCGCGGCAAACCTCAAGGACTGATGACCTACCACATCGTTCAAGCGCTTGCCCTGGCCGTGGCCCTGTGGCTATCCGGTAACTACGTCGGCAACCTGGCTGTGGCTATCAAGGAGCACAGCAATGTTGCTGTGTCAAAGGCCAATATCAGCCTGCGGCTATCAGCCATAGCGTGGGCCATATTCTGGTACATGTCATGGGGACACTGAGACTGTTCCTCCTGTGCGTGGCCGGGTTCTCGCTCATCCTGTGGCTGGCAGAGTCTATCGATCAGCGGGCCACTATGGGCAGGAATCGCGTATACGTAGACCGAAGTACGTACGAGCCTGCCATAATGAGACCCATCTGGTGGGCAGCGGTAGCCATTGTGTCGACCTGCGCAGCCTATGCGCTTTCATGAGCTGATCCTCGTGGCCCTGGCGGCTGCATCGATCGGATACCAGCTGACGGATTTCGGGATCATGTGGGAGGACGAGTTCCACATGATCCCGCCCGCTCGTCTATTGATACACGAGCCCCGTCGAACTTCATTGCCGTTCTACCATCCAGAGGCTACCTTTGTGAGGAGGAGATCTATCAGAAGGTCTTCTGTCCGAAAAAACGAGGATGAAATACTGGATCGCGTTCATCGTTGCTCTCTTCTGCCTGGACTCGTGCGCCCAGAGGTTGATGAGGAGCCACCTGGTTGGTGACTCTACCTCCAAGTGCATCCTGGTGATCAGGGACATGGACTCCTATGGCGATCCGAAGGCGTACGAGTTCCGCAAGTACAACGCCTTCAACCTGAAGCCCGGTGACTACCTGATCGGGTACTTCATCGACACCGGCTTCGTACACACCGAGATCATGCACGTCTCCCACGAGAAGAGCGTGCAGGACCAGTTCATCCTGATCCGTCCGGTTCCACTCCACAAGGTGCGCTTCGCGCCTGCTGACAACGGGGACTCCACATCGTTCTTCTTTGATCTCGATTACCTGGACCCATGAAACGAATGACCCTCTTCATCAACGAGGGGTTCGCCACTGCGGTAGCGATCCTTCTGATGGTTCTGTTCTGCTGACAGTGGGTACCTTTGCGGTATGGCAACCCGCACCGGTACGATCTTCGTCCTGAACTTCGACCCAAGGCCAGTGCCATCGGGTGACATCTGGATCGAGGTTCCGGGTGAGTACGACCAGGCCACCAACACCCGCAGGTTCAAGTTCAAGGTCGGCACCGGGCAGACCGCTTACAAGTATCTCCCGTACGGGCTGATCGGAGAGGAGACCGCCGCGCCGGCATCGACCGGCGGCAACATGGTCGGTCCCGCGTCGAGCACCGACAACGCACTGGTCCGATGGGACGGCACCACCGGTAAGCTGACCCAGAACTCGGTCATCGTCGTCTCTGACCTGGGAGCCATCACCGGGATCCTGTCGCTGAACGGGAACACGTTCGGGCCTACCCCAGGGGTACTGATCGTCCAGGGCAACGCGCTCACCCTCCTGTCGTCCGGGGCAGCCGCCGCAGGCCAGGTGGCTACCGCCGATGGGGCCGGCAACATCACATGGGTAACACCGACAGCTGGGACAGGAGACGTCGTTGGACCGGCATCCGCCGTAGATGGCCACATCGTACAGTTCGACGGGGTAACCGGTAAGCTGATCAAGGACGGCCTGGCGACGTCCGCCGGCGGGAACGGTACGGCCGACTCCGGGAAGGTCCCTGTGTTCGGCGCTGACGGAAGCCTGTCAGTGGCCAATACAGGAGGCTCCGGATCAGCTCTGCTGGCCACGTCCGACGTTGCCTTCTTGCCCGCCGTGAACGCACTCAGCAATGGGAGCGGGCCGGCCGGCGCATTCTACAACAGCTCCACCGGCGACGGGGTCAACGCATCGGTGAACGACGGGTACGCCGTATTCGGACTGAACGACTCGATAACGGCACCCGCTGGCCACTTCCAGAACGTGGACCCCACGAAGACTGGGGACCTTGGGCAGTTCCACAATGCCGATGACGACGGGCTCATCATCGAGAACGACGGTGGCCTCGACTGGACGACCCCTACTGGAGCGCAGTCAACGGCCACCAATCTGCCCGTGTTCAGTGCTCTCAAGAAGGGAGTCGTGCCGGCGGCCGGCGCAGTACCATCGGCCACCAAGTTCCTGGACGAGACCGGGGCCTGGGCAGTTCCTCCGGACACCGATACCGGGATCACCCAGCTCACTGGAGATGTCACGGCTGGGCCTGGAAGTGGATCGCAGGCAGCTACGCTCGCCTCCGTCATCACGGCTGGTGGGCCGACGGGTAGCGCTTCGGTCGTCCCGGTCATCACCTATGACGCCAAGGGGAGGTTGACCGCCGTGTCCACGGCAACCATTACACCTGCCGCTATCGGCGCTCCGGCCGGGTCAGGTACAAGTACAGGAACGAATACCGGGGACCAGACCAACATCTCCGGGAACGCGGCAACCGTTACCACCAACGCCAACCTCACCGGCCCGGTCACGTCGGTAGGTAACGCCACCACGATCGCGGACCCAGAGCTGGCGGCTATCGCAGCCCTGACAAGCGCAGCGGACAAGACCATCCAGTTCACTGGATCCGGAACGGCGGCACTGGTGAACTTGAAGGAGGGTCCGGAAGCGGCCTACACTGGAACGATCACATGGACAGCCGGAGCGGCCCCGTCTGGAGCGTCGTCACTCAGGCAGTTCTATACACAGGTCGGCAACCAGGTGTCGTGGCAGATCAGCTTGACGTACGCCAACACCGGAACTACCGTAACGAACGTAGTGTTGACCTTCCCCACTGAATTCCCGACACCCGCGATACCATCAGGCTTCACGGGTGCCAGCGTTCGCCTGTACAGTTGCGACAACGTACGCTTGTTGAGTACGCCCACCGGCTCGCTCGCTAATGCAACGGGCTTCTTCGTGATGCGGAACGCGGCTGATACCGGGTTCGATATCAAGAGCACTGGTACGTTCGCATCCGGATCCTATCGCACGTTCATCTTCGGTGGAACATATTTCACCTCCTGATCACTGGTCCTCCCAGCTGATCACCTGGCCGATCGGAAGGCCGTCAGCGTACGACCTGAACTCCCAGCTTGAGTCCAGGTAGGCCACGTAGGTCTGGTCGTGCGTATAGGCAACGACGATCTGATCGGGCTCCGGAAGCTCCATGACGTGGCTGGATCGAAACGACAGCAGGTACCCGATCGCTACGCCGGCTGCCAGCGCTACGGATGCCCACACCTTCACATTGGAGATGTACTCGTCCTTGGCCTGCTTCAACTCCAGGCGATGGCGCTCAAGCGCTGCGTTCCTGGCCTCCCTTGCTGTGCTGTTCATATTTTGGTCCTTGTTGATGGCATGTACATGTTGACCGGGTATCCGTAGTCGTACTTGCGTCCATTGACATCAACCAGGTACCTGTATTCATCCTTTGCGACGATCTCCAGGTGCCTGTCGCTGTATCCATTAGGAGCCGGCTTGATCTCCCATCCATGGTACATGATCTTTCCGCCAACGTTTCCATGATTCTTTCGCACGATACCGCGACGATCAAGCTCACTGGCGAGTTCATGGATATTCCTTGCACCCATCATGAGGTAGAAAGACTGCGGATCCAGGGCCAACGCATAGATCTTCATATCGATCGCGCTGATGATGTCGAATGGCTTCGACTCGGCAACTCTGATCGGAAGTGGATTCCTGCTGACCAGGTCATCCACGTCACGATGTGTGCAGCTCCCGAACATCTCAGAGTACTTGTCGGCAGAGATCTTCTCCTCTGCGAACAGCTTCTTGAGCCTCTGGTCAGGTGACTCCTCTTTTTTCATTTCGCTCCAGAATGTCCGGTAATCAATATACTGTTCACTGAAAATCATCACCATCTCATCGACGGCCCTAATATGCTTTTCCATGCTTGTGCGGCCTCGTTTCGTTGTAGGCCATCTTCAGCTCGATGTGGCGCTCCAGGTCGATACCCATCGCTCCGCACATGTCGGCGATCCTGATCACTGCATCGGCCAGCTCATCCTCGAAGGTGTCCTTGATGTGCTCAGTGAACGCCTCTTTGAAGATAGGGCTCTCAATGCGCTGCACGATCTCTCCGCGCTCATCCACCTTGAGCATGGTTGGACGTACCTCTATGTCGAAGGCACCAATAGATGCCCTCCTGTTATTCCTGTCAGCCTCCAGCGCCTCGCTCAGTTCACTGACCACGAGCATCAGGCGCTCGCCTACGTTCTGCTCGCGCTCGTAGAAGCCCTTGGCCACTGCGTTCGCGTGAGCCATCTTGATCAGATCCTTGATGTTCATAGCGAAAGCGTAAGCGTGTCTCCGCACATTCTGGTATTGAATGTTGCGCTATCTACGCGCACGCATCGAACACCGGAACGATTGGCGATGAACCAGTTCCATTCCGGATACTTCCATACGTGATGATGTACGACCACGACCGGTACGTATGCGTACGAATAAGTCCTTGTGCCATCGTGACACATGTGCCCAGGTGTATACTCCTTGGCCACCAGGTATCCGTGGAACGGCTCAGGGTCACACCCCGACAGGAGCGCTGTCAGGAACAGCAGCGCCATCATCTTTCGTTTCATTTGTCATGACCTGTTTTACGTACTCTTCGATCGGTACTCCTTCCGGTTTCTCCTTCATGATGCGCTCGTTCACGGCGAGCAACTGCTTCCATTGTGCCCCGGTCATCGACTTGCCGGCGATCGGGCCGTCCTCGAATGTGTAGACGACCTTGTCGTTCATGGCCGCTACCACCTCGCCGAACGTGTGCTTCTTCTCGATGACCCGTTTGCTCTTGCGACGGGCCGCCCTTCCTGGGCTGCGTGGGTTACTCTTGCTCATCGTGACAGGTCTTTCAGGTGCTTGATCCGCTTGTGGCCTACCTCATACCTGCGATTGTGCGGGGCATCCATCAGGTAGCACAGGATCCCGTACGAGATCACTGCAACGACCAGATGCGCTATCAGGTACGTGATCATTGGTCGATCTTCGTCAATGCGTTCGGCTTCACGAACTGGGCGATGTCGATCCGCTCGTTCAGCTTCTTCACCTCGTCGGCCAGCGTGTCGTGCAGCGCTACGATGGCACCATCGACGGTTCCGGCCGTATTCGACAGGGTTGTGATCTGCTTCTTGATCGACCTCGACAACTCTTGCTGGGAGCCTCCCCAGTACTCGAACGCAGATTCAACGTCCTTTGCGGTCTTCTTGTCCTTGCGCAACTTCCACAGGAATGCCGCAGTGAGCAGTGTTAGCCAGATGGTGTTCATGAGTTGTTGGGTTTGTACTTGCGGGTGAGGAGGACGTGGTACGTTCCATTGGGTCCAGGAAGTACGGCAATGGCGATAGTCGCCTTGCCGTGACTGGTCACAAGGCTCTCGATCAGGTCCGGTAGGCCCTGGAGGTCGGTGTCGAATTGGACTGTTTCCATGATTGGAGGAGGCAAGGGTAAGAGGTATCACTGAGTAATGCAAGAGGAATTTTCGCCTCACAGGTCAACTCGCTGATACTCAGGTGGAAAATTTCCTACCTTCGCATGTTCAAACGAGAGAACGTTACATGGAAATCACTTTCGCACCCACCGGCCAGGTCGTTGATACGGCTTTCGCCACGCCCCAGAAAGGCACCGTCATCGCCCCGGTAGGTATCCCCTATCTGAATGTCCCCGACACCGATCCTCCGACCACCCCGTACGACGGAGTGATCGTGGACGGTGGAAGCTCCCTGTACCCGATCATGGGTGGACCGGTGTACAACCTGTCCTTCTATGGCCCCGGTGGGACCCTGAAGGTGGCCGACTTCGCTATGGAAAGCGAGGCCGCTATCGCCACCGCTCAGGCTACCATCGCTACCGCCCTGAACGCGACTACCGCTGCCATCACGCTGAACGCGGACGGAACGCTCGGTTCCTAAGGATCCTGCCCGACAAGGCCGAGATCAGCCCTGAGAGGGGCTTTTCTTGTTTGCCATCCTCTCTGCCACTTCTGCCCTGATCCGGTCGAACTTGGCCTTGTCCTCCTCGGCCTTCCTGTTTATGTAGGCGGCCGTACCTCTCTCCGGAGGGGACTTCATGATGATCGTATTGACCCTGTCGACCCAGTTGATATCGAGCATCTTGGCCAGATCCCTGATCACGCGGTAGTCCCCCCTGCGCCAGGGCTCCCACTCGACCGACCCAAGGTGCTGCGAATGGAAGGCGAACGAGATCCCGCTGATATCGCCGGCCACGATCTTGCCCCAATTCTCGTTTGACGGTATCAGCTTCTGTCCGGACATGGTCCTCCAGATCGTCGTCTGGTCAGGATGCAGCTCGCTGGCGATGTTGGCCAGGCCATTCGGCGCAATGATATCGTCGTCGTCCAGGTACATGACATACCCGGATCGCACATGTCTGGCCAGCTCATTCAGGTACCTGTTGGCAGCCAGTGGTGCCGCGTAGTCTGGCCCACCTGGTGGTGCACCGACTGCGTACGGATGCACGCGCACCTTGTAGAACGGGTATTTGCAGATGAACCTGAATGTGTCGTCATCATGGTACGACGCGATGACGTTCCAGTTGCGGTACAGCTGACCCTTCAAGCTGCTGTACAGCCTCTCGATCCCCTGCTCCCTGCGGTGGCATCGGACCAGGATGTTGATCAGCGGATCCTTGGCCACCCACTTGGAGAACACGATGGCGCACAGGTCGTCGTATGTATGTACAACCTTTATGATCGATCCACCCAGGTCCGGGTACCAGTTGTTGAAGCTGTTGATGTTGGGCCACAGCTCTCGGCACTCCTTGGAGTAGATGATGTTCTCGCCCCCGAAGTAGCTGCACAGGATCGAGTGGCCACCGTTCATGGTGATAAATCGCTCGCAGCCGGCGAACACTCGGCACTGTACCTCATTGAAGTCGCCCCCATGCGAGTCGACCAGGTCGTTCATGAACACGACCTCAGGGTACTCCCTGGCGATCATGTCGTAGTCTCCAAGGTCCATCGAGTGGGCCGTATCCTCAAGTTCCTCGTTCCCGCGCACGTTCACGTACACGACCGTGTGGTCCGGGATCAGCATGTCGAACAACCTGCGCAGCGTCGGCAGGTCGAAGTAGTTGATCGGGCCACGACCCCACTCGCTATTGTAGCGGTTGCAGATGCATACGGTAGGCTTCTCGAACGTGATCGCGTCGGCCGAGAAGTGCTCCTTCAGCGGAGGTGGACGCCACTTGTCCTTGTCGAGGATTGGCTTATGGATCCTCATGTTGGGGATCTCCTTCACCGCCTCATTCGTGGCCTCGAAGCTGCGCTGCTTCGGATTGATCTGGTGGTCCGGCGAGAACCAGTATAGTGGCTCGCTACCTGGGCCACTGATGGTCCCCTCCAGGGTCCCGTTCAGGAAGTGGTAGTACGCGTACGGGAGCGTAGCGATCAGCTCGTACCCGAACTCAGTGTTGTGGCTGTTGACTCTCATTCTCGCAAGCTATGACCTGCGTATTGTCCAGGGTCTCGCAGTGCCGGCATCCGGATGTCGTGGACTCGATCCACTCGTGGCCGTTGGTACACTGGAACACCTTGATCGATACGGTTCGATCGTGGAAGTGATAGCCGTCGTCATCGTTGATCCTGAGGAGGGGCCCCTCTTGCTCGGTCTCCTCCATCAACTGTGGCCTGCTTCTCAGACCATCCCTCTTGCACACCGGACATTCGCTCATAGTTTCCAGAGATTCTTCTCAAAGGTATCAGGAATCCTGAAGTCGATGATCTCTCGGACCACGTTCCAGTTGAGGCCACCCAGGTGGCATCCGATCAATGGGAAGTTGATCGCAAGTGTTCCGTCGATCGCAGCCAAGACGGCTACCTGTTGCATACACGCATCCATCGCATCGTAACTCGCATACTTCCTCCCGTCCTTTCCGTAGAACTCCTGCGTGAAGCAGTTCATGACGATCGTGTTGTCGCTGCCGAACAGATGTACCTCTTGAACGTCACCAAGCAAGTGGCCTCCAGGTCTCTTGGACGCAACATGCTTCAAGTACTCAGTGAACACTTTGGGCCACTTGTTCCGGATGGCGAGCGCCACACCAGATCCCATCACGCCTTGGGTATTAACCCCGTGCAGGATGATGCCTTTCGCGGTGAGAAGGTCACCCTTGATCTCGTTGATCATTTGAAGTAGGAGTCGATGCGTTCGCGGATCTCCCTCATGCTTCCAGCCCTAGTGATCACCCCGTCAGCGAACACCACATCGAAGGCGCAGTCGTGAACATCTTCCCATGATGCCTGCTCCTGCAATAGGAACCCGTGATCGTGGTCGTGGTGTACAGCCAGGAGCCCCTTGGCGCTGTTCTTTCCACCATTGTCGGTCTTCGGCTTCTTGAAGATCTCGCGAGGCTTGTAGTTCACCACTCCGTAGGTGGCCTTGATCGCCATGCCGTAGGTGTCACGGGTCACATACTGGTACGTGTAGCTGCCGATGCCGAACACGACATTGGTGCTGGCGAACCCTTTCGCGATCAGCCTGTCGACGATCTTCTGGGCACGCTCCGGGGTGATGCTGTCTCCGTAGATGGCACCGATATGCGGGTCGAGAACCTTGAATCCCTTCTCGTTCACGGTACCTCCGAAGGTGTTCCATAGGCACTCAATGAGCCCTTTGCCCTCTGGGGTCATCTTGGTAAAGGTTCTAGTACCAGGAAGATGGTATCCGCACAGGATGTCCACCGGATCCCCGCTGTCTGGCCTGATCACCACCTTGCCTTCACGATTCATGATCTCTGATTTCAGGGCCGGCAGATACTCGGTGACCACCTTCCAGAAGTCCCATGTGTCGCTGACGATGCTGATGATCCCGGACGGATGTACCTCAGTGATCAGGCGCTTGAAGTGGAGAAATTCCCCTCTTGTAAGTCTCTCTTCTTCAGAGAGTTTCCTTGTCCGTGTTTTCTTCATACTTTTGCTGTCGTTAACATGACCCTATGATCGGGACAAAGATATGCTCCAGATGCAAGGATCGAAAGGTTCTTGACGAATTTCCAGTGAACTCCAGGTTCCCGGACGGAAGGAACTCCAAATGCAAGCTCTGTACGAACGCACTGAACAAGGCTTACAGGGACTCCAATAAGGAGGCATTCTGCGCATCCAGGAGAAGGCACTACATAGCAAACCTGGAGAAGATGCGATCTGGAAGGCGAAAGTACGCCGCATCCAACAAGGACAAAAAGAGCCAGTATGATGTATCGTACAGGGCTCAAAACAAATCCAAAATAGCGGCCTACAAGAAACAGTGGGAAAGGAACCTCATGAGTGACCCTGTGTTCAGGATCAAGAGAAACCTTCGCCGCAGGATTAGTCACGTCCTTAACGGAAGACTGAAGACGGCAGATACGTTCAGCCTCGTTGGATGTACGCCGTCCGAGTTCAGGGACCACATTCAGTCCCAATGGACCGAAGGGATGTCCTGGGATAACTACGGATACCGTGGATGGCATGTTGATCATGTGATACCGTGCTGCTCATTTGATCTGTCTACCGAGGATGGCCAGAGAAGGTGTTTTCACTTCAGCAACCAAAGGCCGCTATGGGCATTAGACAACCTTCGGAAGGGCAGGAAGATCCCTGACCCACTTCCATTGTCCTGACGCCTCGTCGTACTCCTCTTCAACCTCCAGCACCTCTTCTGCATAATCTGTTGATGCAAGGCAGCAGACAGCATGTTCTGTGGCCGGCACCGAGTATCCGTCTGCACCTCCGTAGTACTCGTCACAGAAGTCGAGCGCAGCGAACGTATCGGTCCCAAGGAACGATGTCAGGTGCGCGGCACCGCTCATGATAGCGGCCTCCACTCCGAACATCCCGCGCATCGAGAAGTCGTGGCCCTGGAACTTGACGAAGAACTTGTCGCCGCCACTCATTTCTGCGGCCCCCTCCAGGATCTGCCGGTACCGGAACGCCGTAGTTGCTGACGTGATCATCGGCCACAGGGTGACAGACATCAGGGTCTCCAGGTAGTTCGGCAGCCAGTAGGCGCTCGGGTGCGTGTTGTAGGTCACCAGGAACGGGACCTTTGTCCGGACCTTTGATCCTTCAGGCAGCGCCATGATCGTGATCGGCAGGTATCCTAGATCATGCAGCTCTTCGATATGCTTCATCGATACCTTGTCGGGCCCAAGGTACGCGTCGATGCGCTTCTTGTAGGCAGCGACCGCGTCAGCCTTCGGAACCCCGAAGAAGGATTCATTCCACTCCTTTATCAGGTAGCGCTTGATGTAGTACTTGAGGCCAAAGAAGATGTTGTAGTCGACACCAGGAATGCGGCTGCTCCTTGATGTCATGTTGTTGAACACGAGCGACGTTCCTTCCGGGAACATGGGCGCATGTCCCACCTTGTATCCGTCTGTCAGGTTGAGCGCTTTCATATCTCTGTGCGGTTGATGCGTGATTCGTCGATACTGTCGAGCATGAACGAGTTGGTCGTGTAGATGGCGTCGATTCCGTCGTTCAGCAATACGTCTAGGCCGTGCGTGAAGAGGCCGTGCGTGGCGCATAGGATGACCTTCTGGGCTCCGGCGTACTTCAGCTTCTTGGACAGCTCGATGAACGTCCTTCCTCCGTCGCAGATGTCGTCGACGATGATGACATCCTTATTGAGTAGGTCTGCTCCCATGATCGCACCTGGGATCACTTTTCCGTCCTCCCTCCTCTTCGTCGTGAAGCAGATGCCATTGGTGTTGCCAACTGCGGCCGACATCAGGTCCACGCGCTTCATGGCACCCAAGTCTGGTGCGCAGAACACAGCGTCAGGATACGCGGCCTTCGCAGCCATGACGTGGCCGACGAACCGCATGGTCGTGTAGTTGTCGATCAGCGCCGGCATCACATCGCTGTGCGGATCCAATGACATCACGCTCGTGTACCCCTGCGCATTGATCAACTTAGCCATGACCGACGCCGACAGGGCCTCCCCTGGATTGCACACCCTGTCCTGGCGGGCGTACGGCAGGTACGGAATGAACACTGATACGCTCTTGGCCCCCATCCTGCGCACTGCATCGGTGGCCAGGAACAACCTCATCAGTTCTCCGTTCGTCTGGATCCTTGCGTTGATCCGAACGTGGTGGCCACTCACCGGGCCTACGACCTTGATGTGCTCCTCGCACCCGGACGGGAACGAGGACCAGATGGCGCGGACGCGGTCGTTCGGATGGAGGAACTCTTCTGCCGCCCGCTGTGCTGCGCACATCCAGTCGGTGATCGCGAGGTGTACTGTTCTCATGGCGGGGCCAAACATAAGCAGATTTCCTTACATCAGAAGAAATTCTTACATTTGTATCGATGTCGAGGCGAAAGCAGTACCCGGAGCGCGGTGTGGTAACCGACGCTGAAAAGCAGGTCCACCTGGACAGGCTGCGCGATCACGTCCTGGGAAGGATGCAGAAGCGTGGCCTGTCCGCCTACGGGCTGGCCCAGCAGACCGGGATCGACTACATGACTATCAAGAGGGTCCTGTCAGCCGGCGGGTGCCAGTATTGGACCGCCGAAGTGATCAAGGAGACCCTTTCAAAGCTGGAAGCCACCGATGCTCCGGGACCTGATCAGTAGACCGTCCGGGCCACGGGAGATCAACGCCGACACGATCGTCACGCCAGACTGCGTGGACTCATTCGTCAAGGCCATGACCGCCGTACAGCGGATCTCGATGGACCCCCAATTCTCCAAGGTGTACACGTACGCGGCCATCGAGATCGATGAGGCGATAGACAAGCTGAAGACCATGAAGGCCGCCGTGGTCAACGAGCGCATCAAAATGAACCGTGAGCCACGTAGACGCAAGTAAGGGGATCAGGGGACGGATCATCAAGATCACAGAGGAGACCGCCGACGGCAAGAAGAGGATCGTCGTCGAGGTGGACGAGGACTGCTTCTGCAACGGGTACTACCTGTGGGACCAGGGCCCCTTCACCCTGAAGGACAGAACCTGGATCTCGCTCAAGCACGGCAACGTCAGTAAGCGGGCCATCGTCACCGGCCACTGGGGGAAGAACCCGATCGGGGTCAAGATCGAGCTGGCTTAGGGTTTCTCTGGAAGCTCCGACCAGTGGGTCACCTCATTCTGTGATGACCTGGCTTCTTCGGTAGACAAGAGCCGATCCGTGTAGTCATACCACTCGTACTCGCCGGTGCCATACGTGGTCCATTCCTTTGTTGCCTGATCAAACGAGTGACCCTGGATCTCTCGTCGGTATCCTTCAGTCAGGAACTTGCCTGTGTTACCACGACGAGTTGGCCTACCCTTGATGTAACACAGGAGGACCATCTTCTCGTCCTCTGGAACCCGCTTGCCGACCAAAAACCACTTCATGTTTCCTGTTGGTATTACCACACACACCGTCTTTCCCTGCAAGCATTCCGCTTCGCAGTGATTGAGATCTTCCTGTCCAGGGAAGAGAGCTACGTCCTGCTAGTTCTTCCACCCTCCCTGCGAGGGATCTCCCGGATGGCCATGACAGCCAGCTTGCAGTTGCCTGTTGACACGGTGAGGTCAGAGCAGGGGTTGCGGGAGTAAACTTGAGTCCTACCTCCTTTTATCTCACAGCTACCCGCAAACGTCTGGACGCGGAGCTGCCCGGTGGAGCCTGAAACCGGTGTGGCCGTAAAGTCGGAAAGGCCCTGCGCTTGCACCGCATGGGCCGATCCTGTAAATACCACAGCTGGTGTGGTAGGCGTGAAACTCTTGGATGTACAGTGCAAGTGTACCATAGGTCTGCAAAAGTAGTACTATTCTCGATCCATCAACACGATGACTACGAATTTTTCATAGGTGCCATCGTGTACGAAGTCCGTTACGAGCCTCCTGTTCGGGTCCGCGAACCCGCTTCCAACCATGTCTATCGTCCACATGGCTGCGAATGTACGAACAAACTGACTATCAGCGAATTGTCTTACATTTGTAGCTATCAACGGGCGCAACCAAATACGCGAGTCCGGGGCGAACCTGCTTCTGGATCTGGCTGCCGCTGGCGTCTCACTCGACACGAAGCAGGAGCAGTCGGTACGGTCCACGGGTCTTGGAGACCTGCTGGTCAAGGCCAAGCGTGTGACCGTTTCGTCCGCAGTGACGGCCGGATTCGATGACGGTGCCCACCTGTGGCTGTTCGAGACTCCGGTCAACCGGAAGGGCGAGAAGCTGGAGGGGAGCGCGTACTTCGACAAGATCCCCAAGGAGTGGGTTGCCAAGTATAAGGGAGTCGAGATCACCCGTGACATGTGGCGTCCGCTCGATCCGTGCGACATGGACGAGCGCTTCAGGGCATTCATCTCGTCCCACATCCCGCAGTTTGATCAGCTGATACCGTACGAGGAGTTCTACCTGTACTGCGAGCAGTCGCGCCGTTGGGAGGAAGACCCATCTGACTACTCCGACTACACTGGCCAGGAGCAGTGGGATTGGGTTCAGCGAGAGCTTGGTCGGATCGCCGACAACAAGCTGTACGGGCTCAACAAATACATCACCATCAAGGAGGATGGGAAGGCTGGAGGTAGGCGCAAGTACAAGGCGTCGACACCGCAGGCGTTCCTGGCATTCATCGTAGACCGTGGCAATTCCTTCGACCTGGTCAAGGGTCGCCAGGCTGCCATTACCTCCACCATGCTCGCGATCGCAGCCCTTGAGGCTGTGGTCCGTCAGTCGTACAAAGGGGTCTTCGTGACCCATGACAAGGGAGGCACAGGCAAGACTCTCTTCGAGGACAAGTTCAAGAACACCTGGCAGCACCTTCCGAACTGGATTACCAAGGAGGCCGACAAGAGCGGCAACTGGTCCCGCGAACAGGTGGTGATCGACTTCGACCCTGGTGAAGGGAAGATGGATCGCAAGAAGGATGCATCCTACTTCGACTTGAAGGGATCCGAGGACACACAGGCTATCAACGGTCTCACTCCGTCGCAGATCTACTTCGACGAGACCCAGCAGATTTGGACCTATCAGACCATCAAGGCCGAGGCGGACCCTACGATGTACCAGTTCGACGAGGTCGAAGGTACCTTCCGTATGGTGCGCCAGATCTTCGCATGGGGAACGGGATCGTCCAACACCTCTGGTAAGGGTGCCTTCGAGGCTGACTTCCGTGGTATCCTGGACGCCTGGAACTCTGGAGCTGACACCTACGGGTGGATCCCGCTCTTCTTCAACTGGACCTGCCGCCCCGGTATCAACCGCGCATTCTACGAGATGCAGAAGCAGAAGTATCTGCGCGGTCAGACCGAGGAGACCAAGGGGCTCTCGATGACCGAGAGGCTCTCGCTGTTCAAGGCCCACTATCCGTCTACCCCGGACGACGCGTTCCTCACTTCCCACAGGACGATGGTCCCCCCTGAGGTGATCGTCAAGCAGATGGAGCGTATCGCCAAGGAGTGCCACATGAAGGGCATGGCACCTGAGACCGGACGATTCGTTCCAGTGTTCGATACGAACGTGACAATCCCTCCGGGTGGATGGTTCGAGCACCCTGTCAAGGACGTGATCTGGGAGCCTATGCCGGATGATCCGGACGCACCGATCCGCATGATGTTCCCGCCCGAGCGCGGGTGGACCGGAAGGTACTACCAGGGAACCGACCCGATCGAGAACGACGGTGGCCTATCGCGCTTCGCGTCAGCCATCTGGGACTGCGCAGGCCGATGGGAAGACACTCCCGACGGCAGGATCCTGATCGAAACACTTGCATGTACACTCAACGCAAGGACCCCGTATCCGGAGGAGCTTTTCGTTCAGTGCATCCTGATGGGCATGTACTACCGGAACCACGGACAGAGGGCATGTCACGAGCTGGTCGAGATCAACGCCGGCAAGAAGTACGTGGACTTCAAGAAGGGTCCCTGCTTCAATCTGGGACAGTCGCTCGTTATCCGTGGAGTTCTCCCGCTCAACTACAAGGGCGGAACGCACACGTACGGCATCGATCTGAAGGGAGGAAAGAACGGACGCAAGTCACAACTGTACCACGACACGATCGCGATGATCCGTGAGCATGGACACAACATCTGGCACTACGACTTCTGGGTCCAGGTGAAGAACATCTCAGTGGAGGAAAAGGAGGACAGCAGCTACGAGTGGTCCTGCAAGATCAAGGGTGCGAACGATGACCTTGTGTTCGCTGTATCATACTCAAACCTATGCGCAAAGACAATGGGAAACGGACACCCTCCATTGAGGGTGGACATCGACAAGCCACGAATGAAGAAGGTGACCAAGCGGGTGAGAGTTCCGGGAACGGTCAAGTTCAAGTACGTGGAGACGATGGTGCCGGCGAAGTTCTGAACGCACGCGATGTACGTGCCGAGATCGACAGTATCCTGGTCGACAAAGGGTTCTATGTGTTCGCGCCAAAGGCCGGAAGCAAGAAGGATCTGAAGGCCCAGTACCCGGAGCTTCTTGAGTACCCAGAGTTCAGTAGCGATAGGCTGAAGTCCGGTGACGCCCTGTTCGTGTGGTTCATGCGTTGCAAGATGTCACCCTGGTACGACATGCCGGACGAGAAGAAAGTCGAGCTGTGCGTGAGGGCCTCATACGAGACCATTCCGCAACAGGAGTCGAAGCTGATGGAGTTCAAGAACATGAGGTTCCCGGACTCGGTCAAGGCGGCCATGTCGAGAACAGAGAAGTTCAACACGTCGGCACGTATCGAGAACTACGTCTACACGAAGACCGTGCGTGACGCCTGTAAGACGTTGCTTGCAAAGGATGTCAACTCGATGAAGCCGATCGAAGTGGACAGCTGGTTGTCGCAAGCCAAGGTGGCTTGGAAGCTGCTTCAAGAGACAGCTGCGGCCATAGAGGGGAACATAGGCGGCGTTATCGAAGAAGAGGACGCCGGACTGGTGAACACAGAAGGTGGTATCAAACATTTCAGACAGAACCGTAAGTAATGGAACCGTTCACGAATCCGATCTGGCAGTGGCTGACGATCTTGCCTGCAACGCCTCCACCGAAGACAACTCCGGAGAACCAGAAGGACGAGGCGTATCACGCCCAGTGGGCCCGGTTCTACATGTCGCAGCAGTACGCCCCATACCGAAACTGGTACACCTCGTGGTACGCCACGAATCTGAGGTATGCTGTCGATAGCGAGGACGCCTGGGGCGAAGAGGACGACATCAGGATGTTCCTTGGTGACGAGGAGAACCCGATCGGAAGGACGGTTCTGAAGTGGCCCCTTATCAGGCCGACACTGACGCGTCTTACCGGTGCCGTAGACAACGTCTCGATCAACGCCAAGGCTTCATCTGCAACACCGCAGTTCGCCAAGACCAGGAAGGAGACCGCGCTCGGCATCGCACTGTTGAAGTCGCAGGCAGCACAGGCCGGCCCAATGATGGCGGGCGCGTACAAGTCGTCCGGCATCAGCCCGAGCGAGGAAGCAACAGAGGCGGCCCACGATAGCTTCTACAACGATTCGCTGATCAGGGGCATCACCTCGATGGTGAACATCCTGGCTCTGAAGAGCAAGCTGGAGTCCAAGAAGAGGAAGACCGCAGAGAACATGGCCTTGTCTGGCCTGGCTGCCGCACACTGCTCCATACATGGGGCTGACCTGATGTGGGAGCTGTGCGATCCTTCCGAGATCGGATGGGACACGTCAGCGCTGCGTCCTGACTTCTCTGATGGAGAGTACGCGTTCGTCTGCCCGCAGATGAGCGTCAGCGCGATCGCCGAGAGGTGGCAGCCAAAGGCGGCCGTCATCAAGGCGCTTGACGACTTCGCAACCAAGGCGATCAGCGCAACCCAGAACGTCGGATGGAGGGGAGGGTGGCCACAGCGCAGGCCACGCGTACCTACCGTGTACTGGAAAGATCTCAAGTACGTGGAGCGCGGATACGTCATCAAGGACGGCGATCTCCACTACTGCACGATCGGTGAGCCTGATCCGGATACCGGCGAGATCCCGTACACGCGCAACGACCTCGTTGATCCGCCGAAGAACAGGTGGACCATGATGTGGACAGAGTCCGAACGCAAGGATAGGTTCCAGAGGAAGGCTATTGAGCTTGTGCGCTACTGCTCATTCATTCCCTGGGAGTACTTCCCTGCGTCATTCGTTGGCACGTCAACGTACGATACGCGTGACAACATCTCGAACGCCGCCAAGGAACTCGGGATCAAGGGTGACATCATCTTCGACTATGGAGTGTATCCGCTCCAGGAGGCCGACCCCGATAATACGTACTCGGTAGAGTTTCCGATCAAGTTCTCCGCATGGAGCTACCTGTCCGGATTCGTGATCTCCCCGATCGCGGCGGCCATCAGTCCGCAGCGTGTCATGAACCAGGTCACCTCAGACCTGATGTGGCGCATGAGCAAGGGCGGAAACAAGGGCCTCGCCTTCGATTCTGACGCAGCTATCGGTGGTTCGATGACCGAGCAAGAGGTGATCACAGCCATCAAGAATGGTGACCCTGTATCGCTGAAAGGATCGATCAACGGTGGCGTGCAGAACTCCATCAAGGAGTACAACGCCTCAGTAGGTGCCGAGTTCTACAACATGTTCACGGTGCTGGAGAAGCTGTCGGGTATAGCGCAGGCGTCGACCGGTGTGTACGACCAGAACTTCGGGGCACCAGGATCCGGGGACCAGTTGGTCGGAGTCAAGCAGCTCCAGCTTCAGCAGGCCGGAGTCATGCAGCAGCCGTTCTACGCGGCCATCGCTGACCTGTACGAGCAGATCCACCAGTTCAACGCGCAGGCCGGTAAGGAGTACTACGCCAGGATGCCGTGGATCCTGTCGCAGATGGTAGGAGATACCGAGGCGGCTGCGATCGAGATGTCCAAGGACATGACCCTGGAACAGTTCAGGATCGAAGTGAAGCTGACCCCGGACAGCGAGGTGACCAGGCACTACGTGGATACCGAACTGATCCCGCTGTACTTGAAGATGCAGCTGCTGGATCCACAGAGTGCATCTGAGCTTCTTGGTCGATCGCTTCCAGAGGACGTGTACGCCAAGTCGCGTGAGTTCACCAAGCGTGCGGCTATGGCCGCCCGCAAGATGCAGGAGGACCAGGCCAAGCAACAGCAGATGGCCGGATTGGTGGCCCAGGATCAGATGCTCGGTCAGCAGCAACATGAGACCGCCATGAAGATGTCGGATCAGGCGCTCACTGCCGACCAGATCAACCAGAAGGCCCAGGCACCCGAGGTGACGGCCGCAGCAAAAGCAGCAGTAGAACCCACAACTCCCTGATTGTCAGAGACTTTTATTACCTTTGAACCCGCATGTCAGAAACATCAACACCCGTAGCTCAGGCAGGCCGTGACGTCATGGCCGTTGCTCTTGGGCTTGCGAAGACGGCCCAACCCGCTCCACAAGCGGAGGCTGCACCAGTGAAGACAGAGGCTGCCGATCTGGTGGTTGCCAGCACACAAGAGGCCGCTCCAGTCAAGGCCGCCATCGATTCCCAGGCCACCACTGATCCGGTGGTAAGTCCGGCCGCCTCGTGGCTCGACGCACTGGCACCTGAAGCCACCAAAACAGAGGCCGCCGTGGCTTCCATCTGGGACGATAAGGCGAAGAACGCGTTCAAGGAAACCTTTGGCCACGAGGATCCGATGGCCTTCAAGGAGCAGTACACCAAGACGGCGCAGGAGCTTGAGCTTCTGAAGCCCGAACTGGAGCCGCTGCGCAACATCAAGAAGTTCGTCGACGGACTGTCCCCCGTGATGGCAGAGGCGCTCGCCTTGTATCAGCAAGGAAAGGACCCGATCGAGTACCTGGCAAGCCTTCCGAAGGCTGTGGCGTTCGATCGCCCGGTGGCCGATGTTCCTGCAAGGGAGCTGATCGATCACTACTTCAAAGGCAAGGTGCCACCGGAGGACTGGAATCGACTCGGAGATCCCGATGTCGATCCAGCCATCAAGGACGCCATCAAGGACAAGATCGGAATCTACGAGGGATCCGCAAGGGAACTCTATGTCCGCGACCTTGAGAAGCCGAAGGTGGCCGCACAGGAGCGCGAGAAGGCGCACCGCGAAGCGCAGGCCGCGTACGACCGTTCCATCACCGACAACGTGGTGGCCGCAAAGAAATCCACTGTTGCCCCTCTTATCGATCAAGGTACCATTGATCGCTTCAAGAACGGGGATCTCGTCAAGAAGTTCCTGTACCTGGACGATGGCGTCACTATCCGTCCGGAGCTGCTCACAGACATCGTATGGGCCCAAAACCGCATCGCGGTAGAGGAGCGCCTGAGGAAGTCGGTGAGTGCATCCGCGAAGAGTGAGGGCATGGCCGAGGCTACACAAAGGCTTCCGAACGGACCTCTTGGCAGCGGACGGGTCGTTACTCAGGCTGACGCAGAAAAGCCCGACCTGGCAAGGCAGATCATTGCCCGAGCCACCGGAGTCAAAGCATAACAACAACGAAATACCCTTAGGCTACTATGCCCGCACCAACTTACGTCGAGAACATCAATAACGCACCGTATGGTCTCGCCAATACCAACGCCCCCGGATCCCCTTACGCTGCTGCGTTCGGCCGGGGCACCACTTCGCACCTGAAGCTGGCGGTTGACCCGATCATCTTCGACGCGCAACCCCAACAGTTCCTCGACCTCCAATTCCTGATGGCCTTCGCCAGCGCCGACCAGCCTGGTGACGAGATCATCTGGAAGGAAGACATCTGGGGCCGCACCCCACTGGCAACGCGTGCCGCGTTCGCCAACGTGGCCCCGTCTCCTGGCGTAACTGTGACGGGTACGATCCCTATCACGGCAGCCAGCCTGAGCTACGTGTTCCCGAACCAGGTGATCTACTACCGCGACGACAACGGTGTCGACGTGCAGGCTTACGTGATGAGCGTAACCAGCACCCCCGGCGCTGAAGCGATCCTCGTTCGCTCGCTCGTAGGAAAAGGTCTCGGCCCCCTCGCTACCGTGGGCAGCGTGATCACCAACGGCATGACCGGTGGTGCCGACGGCCAGAGCTACTTCAGCCAGCCGACCAGGACCCAGACCATCGACAGGACGAACCTGATGGAGAAGATCGGTCCCGAGGAGAAGATCTGGAACCACCTGGAGCGTATCAAGTTCAAGAACTTGTCGCAGACCAACTACATGGACGTCGACATGCGCAACATGCTGCGCCAGTTGAAGGTGTCCATCTGTCAGCGTATCTGGCTGGGCCAGTACGGTGAGACCCTCCTGAGCCAGGGCGAGATCGCCAAGGCCACCCAGGGCATCGTGCCGGCGATCATCGCCAACGGTGGAGCAGTGCTGAACTCGACGATGGCCACCGTGTGGGACGACCTGACGGCCGGTATCTTCGCCACGAACTTCGGTTCGACGACGAACCACCGCATCGTGTTCGGTACCCCCGAGATGCTGCACGCGATGAACGTGAAGCAGAAGGCCGAGTTCGTGCGTTACGCGAGCGGCGACAAGGTGTTCGACCTCGACTTCGAGGTGTGGCGCTTCGGTGGCCAGGTGTTGACCCTGGTGCCTGTGCAGATCTGGAACGATCCTGCCAGCTTCCCGGAACACTGGAGCCGTAGGTTGGTCGTGTTGCAGGCCGAGAGCGTGAAGCTCGTGACCATGCAAGGTGTGCCAATGATGGAGCAAGGTCTCACGACCCAGAGCCGTACGAACATCACCCCGAGTGAGATCTACGACTTCGAGCGCTACTTCTGCCAGGCGTTCCTCGGAACGATGACGCAGAACGCCGCGATGAGCTTCATCATCGACGTCGCCTAAGAGAGAACAACGCGGTGATCCCCCGGACAGATGCGTCCGGGGGATACCTTTTCAGACACACATACAGAAAGCAGGAAGATGGCAGAGGAAAGCAAAGACAAGATGTTCGAGGCCAGGATGGCCGGACTACGCAAGAAGGCTGACACATTGGGTGTCATGTATACGGACGAGACCGAAGAGTCCTCGTTGAGGTTGGCGATCAAGGAAGCTGAGGCTCCTCGATCGGCACCCCCGGCGGCTCAGTCGTCCCTTGGAGTGAACGATCTCGGTGAGATCCTGAAGGCGGTGAAGCAGTCGCTCGCCCCCGAGCAGAACCCTAGCGGTATCGTGTCCGAGCGGGACATGGATCCGAATGACGAGACCGAGGAGCGGATCTACTTCCACCCGGCCCTGTTCTGGAAGCTGCCCATGAAGCGCGTGGGTGGCCAGATGGTGAAGCCTCCGTTCGGAGACCTCATGTTCAAGCGTGAGTACGGCAGCGCTGTACGTAACGGAAACCAGAACAACACCAGGTACCTGTGTGCCCTCCGCACCAAGAGCAAGCGCGAGATCGCCTACATCGAAACGCATCCGCAGTTCGGTCGCTCCTTCTTCACCTCGCACACGCAGGCTGAAGCCATGAGCACCAAGGCCCGCCGTGGCATCGTCTTCGGCAGGTACATGAACTCGCTGATCAACACACCGTCCACGGAGATCTACCGCATGGCCGGCGAAATGAAGCTGTCCACTGGACTGACCGAAGACCTGGCAACGCTGCGCACGCGCATCGCTGACGCGCTCACCGATCGGGACTACGATCAGATCGAGAAGCAGGAAGCCAATCTGTTGGCCCAGAGCGGAAAGAAGTCACTGCTGACAACGGCCGATAACTCGTAAGCATGATCCCATACCAACAGCTGGCGGATCTCATCCTGTCGGGTGTAGGTGTGGACGCCGAAGGAAGCGGTCGATACCGACCCGATAACGACATCATCCCGGCCATCAACTCGGCCGTATCCAGATCGGTGTACGCTGGCAACTACATGCTGGCCAACCGGAAGGAGAGCGAGATGATGATGAGCGAACTCCAAGAGACACGCATCATCCAGAGCAACAGCCTGGGTGGCGTGGCCCTTGACGGGATCATCACGTCAGCACTTGTTCCGTACGACAAGCAGATCTGGACCGTACTCGGTTTCATCGCCGAGCCGGCCACCAATATCCCTGGCGTCGTTCTCGGTCCAACAGAGAGCACGATCCTGAGGACTGATCTCGCGTACCGGCCAGGCGGCGAAAATGAGCGCCCGGTCAAGAGGGTAACCATCGAGCAGGTAGCGAGGCTGCGCAACGACATGGAGATGCCAGGCAACGAGGTTCTCGCCGGAGGCCCCATGCGCGAGTACGCATACTGCATGGTGGGAGACAGGACCGACAGCGACTCTGTGATATCCGGAAGTCGAGAGGTGATCTTGCTGCCGAACAGCATCTCTTCGAGGAAGCTGTTCGCCATGAGCTACCTGAGGATGCCGCAACAGATCACCACGACCACCGAGTCGATCGATATGCCGCTCTCCTCACTCAGGATCCTGGCTGACTGGGCCCTTGAGTATCTGTCCTGGAAGCAGGGCGACGGAACAACCCTGAACATCGTGGCCTCGAAGGACGCTGCGCAACTGTTCAACATGACAGCGAACTGATGCCAACACTCAAGCAGGTAGCATACGACGTCATGAACCAGATGGGGTACAACCATGACGACGCATCGCGTTCGCTCGTGGCCGTTATGTACAACGTCAAGGTCTGCATCGACAAGCTGAAGGGTGACGACTTGAAGAGGAATCTCAGGTCCAGCGATCAGCTCGCCATGCAGGAGGATCTGTCCATCTGGACGGTAGACCTGTTCACGCAGGACGATCGCGGATGGAGGTACTTCGACTTGCCGGGGCTCGTGTACTCGCTCCAGAGGGATGGCGGTATCGCCGCGATCAACTACTACCGCCTCGATCTTCCGCCGAATTGCCCGCCACAGGTGGCCAGGGTGCAGTATCGGCCAGTTGCCTTGTCGTGGCTCAACAACATCTGGAACAGCCGTTGGCAGTTCGTGAGCAAGGAGCAGCCGGTATACGCCAGGGCTATGCACAACGGCATCTACAGGGTGTACGTGTTCGGTCAGGACGAAGCTATCGACCAGCTTGAGGTTGAGCTGTTCTTGGCTGTACCGAGATTCGAGGATATCAATCCGGACGAGCTGATCGAGTTCCCAGAGAACAGGATGCACACGCTCAAGCGTATGGTCATCGAGCTGGAGCGCTGGTCGCTGTCGGTACCGCAGGATCGACTAAAGAACGACGGGCGCGATTTCGAGCCCAACCAGATCACAAGGACGCCGCCTCTGACAAGCGTGAACGATCCCATAAACTCCGATGACTGATGTCAGCACAAAGCGCAACGGTGCCCGTATCGGACATCATTCTCGACGCCTCTCAGGCGCTCAGGGATGACGACTGTCGCAAGGCTGGAGGGAAGCCATTCTATATGGCGCAGGCTTACAGGGCTGTCCGCAAGATGGGATTCGACACCCTGTTCGATACCAGGAGGACCGACATCGACATCACTGGTCTCGTGCTGGATCTTCCGGCCGGCTGCATAGGTCTGGTTGACCTGTTCCTGTTCAGCGGAGACGCCTGCGACATGGCTCACGCCAGGCACGTAAGGATCAAGCCCAACATGTACAACCGTGGGGGATCCGGATTCTTGTCCAGGAACATGTGGAGGAACGAGGATATCCTGCAATGGAATGCTGGATGGTCGTGCGCTCCGCCGCGTCACCTGTACTTCGCAGGCACCGACGACAAGAAGATCTACCTATCTGCATCGTGCCTCCAGTACGAGAAGCTGCATGTGGTATACTCTGGACTCGGCGTGGACGAGATGGGCAAGAGCTTCAATGTCCCCGAGTGGATGGCAGAAGCGGTCACCCACTTCATCCAGCTGAAGGTTGCCGAGAGGTTGCTTCAGGACAACATGCAGTTCTACCGCGACTGGATCAGCCGCATGAACTCAGAGCTGAACGTGAACAACACGTCTGGTAGCTGGCATCAGGCGAGGACCTACTTCGGTCGCATGGACAAGAAGACAAGGGCTGACATGATCCAATACATGACGCGACCGTCACCACGATAATGCCGAAATTCCTGCGCTTCCCGTGGCTGATACGGTTCTTCACCAAGGGCATCATCAATGATCTGCTGAAGGACAACCTTCCGGAGGGGTACTACACCGGAGCGTCCAACATGCGCCCGGTGACCATGACCGGTGACACCGGAGCCATTCAGGCGATCGCCGGCGAACAGATCCTGTATCCGCAGTCTCCTGGACCCCTGTACGTGTGCATTGGAACGGCATCGATAAACGGACACGTTGTCGAGTTCTGGGCATCTCAGCAGGCCGGACAGCCGGTGATCATCAGGATCGATGGCATCGTCATGGTATCGTCCGCTCTGATACCGTACGTGTTCAATCGCCCCCTTCAGATCGCGGTCGTTGAGCACTGCGCATCCAAGGGTGTACTGTTTCCGGCAGACCACAAGTCGCCGCCGCTGTACTGGGACATCGGCAAGATCATCGATGCGTTCAACTCTGGATCGCAGGAGTTCTTCGGGAACTTCACGGTCGACAGTGTACTCGTAGCCCTGTCGGCTCACGCGCACTTCTTCGTGTTCATGGGTGACGGCATCGTTGACGTTGGACCAGGAGGAGGACTTCCGGTGGGCAACTACTCGTACGCTCCAAGGTACAGGACCGTCCAGGGGGACGTTACCAACTGGGGTCCAGAGACCACTTACATCCCTGTTCCGTTCAACTACGATCCGGTCACCTATCCTGTGTCCGCGTATCCTGGAGGAAAGACGGTTGGTGGGCCGGCGAACAACGCACTGCCGACCAGGTATGGAGTGAAGATGCGTATCCGCATCGACAACATCCAGGGATTTTCTGAGCTTGAGATCAAGCGCAGGCGTGTAACGGACGGCGCTCCGCTCGGCACGCCTGCACTTGAAGAGGTGATCGCGAGGATACCTATATCGCCAAATCAATTCGGTGTCGTAGAGTTCATCGATCCTGTCAACAGTAACCTGCTTGAGGTTCTCGGGCCAGACGAGCCGCAGATCCAGAACCTGGATATCGATGCCCCCAAGGGTGTCGAGTACGCCGACAAGCGTCTGCTGTACGCGAACTTCATGACGCCATCGAAGATCGCTGATCTCCAG